TCAGAAACGGTATCCAACCCCGACGTTGAAGCCGTTTATTTTTGTAGAGGAGATGTTGCTTCCTTCATACCCAACATCGACGACGATATTCTCCAGCGGATTCATCTGTACACCCGCGCCCCAGGCAAATCCCGTTTTCCTTGAGGAAATTTTGTTAGAAAAAGAATCGCCATCCTGAGTGGAATGTTCTTTAAATGTCGCCTTTACCGTGCCGACACCCGCCAGCGCGTATAACGAAAAATTGTCAGACAATCGATAGGCTGGCCCAACCATTAAAGAACCGTACTTCACCTCAAACTTGTCATGGTAATGAATACCTTCAGGCTCAACAGACCCGGAAGCCTGTCTGTCTCCATATAAGTAACTTAGCGAGGAAATAAAACTTACCGGAGAGTCATCCTCATAACGGTATTTCACATTTACCCCTCGGATATTTTTGAAATCCTGAACTTTACTTTGTGCATACCCCACGGAAAAGGCGTTAGTATCGGCCTGTGCAACATTTACAACCAAAACGCTTGTAGTAATAACTAAAGTGGATAAAATAATATTTTTCATAACAACTCCTTAATACTACTTATTATTTACGGTGTGTTTAAACACCTGCAGTACCGATCCGGCATTCAGTTATCGCCACTATGCCGAATCGACAAAACCACGAATAATTCACCGCTATCGCTCCTGATGTGTTTACTTCCTGAAAGATATTTTTACTACCGAAGCACTCTATCGCTCATTTAGGTAACCGGTTCTACAATGTCATCTAACTTTTATAGATTTGAATGCTAATTTTTCTCACGCATATATATTTAACAGAAACCATAAAGTGTTTAGCCACTATAGAACAACAAACTCGCCATACAACTCTTTGATATTTAAAGCAAAAACCTCACAACCACATTAAAAAACTTGACACCGTTCGGCTAAAAACATGTCATTAAGCAAACTCGCCATATAATCAGAACATATCGCATTGTGCTTCACAGTCCTCACGTGACGCTCCAGCCGCAATACGGTTATATGCCATCGCAGGCGCTGTAATCATATTCACGATGATGCTTAGCACGCTTTATTCCCGCTCCGATTTAATCTTTTAATATATCTATCAGTTACAACATTTCTTGTTATATTATAAGAATAGAATCGACACCACAATTCCAACATAAATATCACCTGTGTTTAGAGAGAATTTACATTCCAAAAAAATAATAACTAACGCAAATATTGAACACGCGATAAAAAAGTCTATTTCGCTATAAAACCCATTATTAAGAGTGGTTAACTCTTCGTTGAATAAAAAATGTCAATGACGTTCCATAATTCAGGAGATGAACTTCACAAGTCATTATATATAACAGGAGGTGCTATGAAACATCATGCTTTTATGCTTTGGTCATTACTTATTTTTTCATTCCATGTTTTGGCCAGTTCAGGCCATTGTTCTGGTTTACAACAGGCATCATGGGATATTTTTATCTACGATTTTGGTAGTAAAACCCCGCAACCACCTACAAATACTGATAAAAAGCAAGCCAGGCAGATTAGTTCACCGTCCTGCCCGACGACAAAACCCATGATGTCCGCCCCAGTCAATGACGCCAGGAAAGGGAATACTCTCTCCAGAACATAATGTTATTTATCTACAATGGTGCCGAACGACTACTTTTAGCCATCCGGAAATCTTGATTGCCATCAAATATAGCTGGCATTATTTTTCCTGACGTGTATAGTGCGCCTCGTTATCCCCATTAAGGAATTTGTTTGTCTCGTAAAATGACAGGAATTGTCAAAACCTTTGATTGTAAGAGCGGTAAAGGTCTCATCACCCCCTCCGATGGACGCAAAGATGTTCAGGTCCACATTTCAGCATGTCGCCAACACGAAACAGAAGCGCTTATCCCCGGTATACGCGTTGAGTTTTGTCGTATTAATGGCCTCCGCGGACCTACCGCCGCCAACGTTTATCTTTCATAATTCGTCACCCGGCATTTTTTCAGAAAAATTTAGCGAGTACGTCTACCTCCGCAGCCTGCTATGAGGCTTTGCCTGAAAGGCTGCAGAATGTTTTCAGTGGCGAAAATCTAAAAGATTTATTTTGCTAATGACTCCTGTGACCTCTTTTATCATATATCGGGTGCCCCCCCCCTTCTCACTTTGTTTAACGTGAAGAAATGTACAGCCGTTTTTCACTGTGATAGCATCTAATATTGCAAAAGTATTTAACGCTATATACCCATCGTCACAGGAGTGGCTGGCTGCGCGCATTTAACCGAAGTATTTATGTGATTCTATCGGAATTATCTCTATTGCCGCTCAATGCTACGTCATATTCAGTGGGTATAAATCACCAATATAGTTGTAACGCTATTTATTTTTAGGGTAATAATTGAATGACTTTGCTTTCAGGAAAAACCACACTGGTTCTCTGCCTCTCCTCTATTTTATGTGGATGTACGACGAACGGCTTACCCACACCTTATAGTATTAATTTGTCGTTCCCGGTCATTACACAAAACCAGATTAATTCCGGTGGTTATTACATAAATGACGCGGAACAAATTCGGACAACTGATGGTCTGTGCCTTGATGCAGGCCCAGATCAACAGAATCGTTTGACGCTGCGGGAGTGTAAGCATGTGCAATCTCAGCTTTTCTCATTTCACCGAGACAGAATCACGCAGGGTGAGAAATGTCTGGATGCCGCAGGACAAGGTACAAAAGAAGGCACACCAATCATTCTTTATTCATGCACGGGTAATGATAACCAGCGCTGGCTCACTGATGATAACAAAATTAAGGGGAAACAGAGCCGAAAATGCCTGGGCACAAATAGCATTATTGTCAGAAAAGGCGACCCTGTTGTGTTGGCCGATTGCGATTTTAGTCGCGCCCTAGAATTTACCATCAGGTAGCAGGACACCGCTGTGAAGAGAGAGCCGCTAACCTCATGACACGCTAACAGGTTAGCGACCTTTACTTCCATATACGGTCAATTTCATTTACGTCCGCAACGTCAGGATGACAAAACGGCGGCTAAACCTTGACACGGGTTGTATACCCAGCTTAAATACTGGTCATCCAACCAGTAAAAAGGAAATGGCGATGTTCGTCGAACTCGTTTATGACAAGCGAAATGTTGAAGGTCTGCCAGGCGCACGCGAAATCATCCTCAATGAACTCACAAAACGCGTACATCAACTTTTTCCCGATGCGCAAGTGAAAGTTAAGCCAATGCAGGCGAACGCATTAAACAGTGACTGTACAAAAACCGAGAAAGAACGGCTGCACCGTATGCTGGAAGAGATGTTTGAAGAGGCTGATATGTGGCTGGTCGCCGAATAACGTCCCCTCCTGCGAAAGCGACATGTCCGATCGAAAACAGCGCCCTGAGGCGCTGTCTGTGACGATATAACGCAAACGCTACCACTCAGAACATGTTGTTGTTGATACCTCAGACCGGTATGTGGAACCGACATTCATCGCTTCACTGGCCTGTCGGTATGAGTAGCCCTTATCAACAATCAGCTGTGCGCATTCCAGCCTGAAATCTGAAAGTACGTTTGGTTTTGTTGTTTATTAAGAGCCCATCCCATTAGACTCTTTTATTCGCCAAACTGGCTTTAACGATTACGCCTACTGGGATAGGTTCTAAACTTATCATCAATACGTAAAATACCTATTTACGAACAAAAAGTAACAGGTAAAAATCCGAAATAAAACCAGCATAACTAAAACTTACTGCAGATATGCACACGCATTATTACTATGTTTCCAGGATAGTCTCGACCAGTCAAGACTATCTATTTTATATAAAAAAGGGAAATACTTCACATGAATAAAATACATGTTACATATAAAAATCTCTTACTTCCGATTACCTTCATCGCGGCAACTCTAATTAGCGCCTGTGATAACGATAAAGATGCCATGGCGGAAGCTGAAAAAAATCAAGAGAAATACATGCAAAAAATCCAGCAAAAAGAGCACCAGCAATCAATGTTCTTTTACGACAAAGCCGAAATGCAAAAAGCTATTGCCAATATCAACGCAAAAGGTGGAGCCAATCTTGCGATTATTGAAGTCCGTTTCTTCAAGGGCGGGTATTCATTCATTCGACAAAGCGTTAACACCCCTGCTAAAGTAGAGATGTTTAAATTTAACAACGGCTACTGGGGGGGACCTTCGCCTGTCAACTTAACCATCTTTGGCACTATAACAGAGGAGCAAAAACAAGAAGCACTAAAAGAGGCTTTATTCAAATTCGACTCGATCAATTTCAGCATTATACCAGAGCGTATTCAGGAAACAATTAAACGCGCTAACGCCAGTGGCATCATTTCCGTTACGGAAGATAGTGATATCGTTGTACGAGCAGAGATAGCTCATAATGGCGAATTCGTCTATGGCATTACCATCACTGCTAAAAATACAGCACGTGCGGTAATGACCTTAAATAAGGATGGTTCTATTGCCGGATATGAGATCAAAGAACCTTTCGACCCAAAAAAAGAAGCCGAAACAGCACAGCAACTTGTTGAACAATCGAGAAAAGACATTGAAAGTCAGCGTAAAAAAGCAGCTGAAAAGATGAACGAAATACAGCAGACATTTAAAAAATAGCAGGCGATACAAACATTGATAAAAATTATAGCGCGAAAGAGCGCGTGCCAGGTACTAAGGCACTGCTTGAAGACAGCGAATCGCTATTTCATTCTCTGACACTGTCATTTTTCGTACTCAAGATGTTTATTTATTGAGTCTTTTGTGGATAACCAGGTGAAGTTATGTGACGCCAGGAATCTATTCCAGCGGGCGTACTTGTTGGAGCCAGTGTGAAGCCGGGCAGCGCGCAGAAACCGGAGCGTACACGTTGTACGTGAGAATTTCGAGCACTGCCCGACCTAAAAATGATGAATAAAATAGATATTTTAAAGAGGTAATATGAAGAATTTTTTCAAAATAATTACTGATTTCATCGCGGATATTTCCCTTGATCTATTTGCTATATTTTTATGCATGTTATTCGTATACAAAACAGGACCATCAATTGGTGTGATATCATTTTTTATTGCATTAATTATTTATATCATTCTTCATTTTGTTTTTTACTCATTTCGTGAAAAAATCATAAAAAAAATATTCAAATAAGTATTTAAAATTATTGTTTTGAGGTACAAATTCAGCGCAATAAAACAGAGCAACTAAAAAACAAAAAATTAGGCGTAGCGAAGTGGAAAAGGACTGTCATGTACTGGACCGTGAGCTGGTCGGGAGAGCAATGTACGGGAAAGAGCGAAATACTGTCATTGATATGAGCAGGAATATCGATAGCCAGTAAATCACTCCTGTGGTAATACAGGCCACTTGATGACTGTAAAGGTCGCTTCATCTGAAGCACCGGTGAAGTCCAGCATTTTAAGTGAAAAGCAGCCAGCAGGCGCTTCTGCTGGTCCATATTCCTCTATTTTGCCAGACCACACTAAAGTGCCACACAGGTATCTGCCAGAACGGTCCTGAGATAATAAATATAAAAGCAGTTACTGCCTACCTCAAGAAGTATGCGCTCATGATCATTTAAAGCTCTTTTAAAGAGACTGATAATAAGCTTGTCAATATAATATTATGCAGTCTCTATTAAGCGCCTGGTTTATTTGTTTTGCATAATCATATAGTTGACTTTTCGAGTAAGAGTTTTCTTGCAAAGACAAATAAACGTGTTTTATATCTCTAAATAAGCACACATCACCATGGATATGAGCCTCTATATAATTCCCTTCATAGCCTGTACCATAATTAGAATGAGCTAAAAATTTTTCGCCCTTAGCCATTTTAACCAAACTCTTAAAGCAATTATAACCAAAAAAATCATTTTGACAGGATGCAATCAGGTTCTCCATATGCCAAAATGTAGATAATTTACTCGTATCCAGGCCAAATCTGTGGCCGTAGATATCAAAAGGTGAGAATGTACAGTTTGTTTTTACATTATCATTTAATTCAAAAAATGATTTTCCATAGGCGCTGGCACCTCCATTTTCACCGTTCAGAAAGTCCAGTGCAGCATAAATTGGTCTGCTTGTAGGGCTAAAAGTTCTACTGTTGGGAGTATATGCTACGGAAAAACCGCCTGTCTGACCATATGGGGCATAAGGTGAATCTGCAAGCCTCTCCAGTTCAAATGCTTTAGTTTCAACTGAATCACGTCCGACATTATAAGCAGGTAAATCTCCTGGTCTGCAACCTAATGCATAAGAGTTCAGATATTCTTTATTTTTTAAGAGAGAGACAAAGTCAATTTTTGCCGCATTAAAATTTATTGTCAGCCGGGCATTTTGTAAAATATCCACCATCTTATTTAGCAAGAGAGTGCAATCTATTTCGGTACCACACTCACGGCTTATCCGCCTGAGCGCTTTTTCTCTTATTATGTCAGCGTCGCGCTGACACCTGGAATGAATATGCGCAAGTACTTGTTTTCCAAAAAGGCGACCATACACCTTTTTACGCTCTTCATTGCTGAGACCGCAAAACACTTCGTCAAAAGAAAGCCTGTACGCTGCGCTTACAGAACCTCTCGCCGTTCTGCTTTCTGGAAATGGCGGAACATCTTCAACAACATTTCTAACTTGCTGAATGTCTGAAGACAGTGGAGTACGTCCGGCATTTTTTTCCTTATCTGTTTCCAGATATTCCGGAACCTTTATACTTCCACTATGGCAGATAGGTTTGAGCATATGTCTCCTGAATTTTTATGACTAATATAGCATTCACTTTCGCTGACGTATTCTTTATCAGGCTGAAATTTCAACACTTCTTAGCAGCCTTGTAGAAGAGCAAATAAAGCATGCTAATAATTTTATAAAATACTTAACCTACCCACTATTGTAGTCAATAAACCATCACTTTTTATTAAAAAATTATCCTGATAATAACAATAAATCTGGTAAGGCACTTTCAAAAAATAGCCAAATCACACATTATTAAGAAAACCACTACAATCAAAATCGGTAACTATCAGCTTTCAGGGGGGTCTCAGGTTATCATGACGATCGGGGTAAAGGATGAACTACTATTGCGGTCTGAATTGAGGGAGTTTTGATAAAGTTTTGATAACCGTTCGAATACTAATAATAAAAACGGGGACGTTAAGTCCCCGTTTTTGTTTTTAACAATTATCGTTATTACATATTCGCGATAATCGCGTCACCAAACTCACTACATTTCAGCAGCTTAGCGCCGTCCATCAGACGTTCGAAGTCATAGGTCACGGTCTTCGCGGCAATCGCGCCTTCCATACCTTTAACAATCAGGTCTGCGGCTTCGAACCACTGCATGTGGCGCAGCATTACATTGCCAAAAACATACCAACCATTTGATAAAGTTGAAATTATCATTCTTCCTACTATCAAAAAAATCCAGTAACTGCCTTTTACAACTCATTGATTATCAAAACGTTGATTTTAGTTTTGGGGAAGAGTTTTCTTCAAGATTCCAATTTTTTCACGCCAGTACATTCAACATGATGCTACTAATGGCAACCCCCAATAGTGAAGCTTCTACATTGGTTGAGGTCGCTCGGAGAAACACCGGAACAGCCACTCGCATATCCTCTTCTATACTTTCAGTCTGACCGACTGGAGGTTTCATATGTGTGGACGCTTTGCACAAGCACAGACCCGCGAAGAATACCTGGCATATCTGGCCGATGAAGCCGAGCGCGATATCGCTTATGACCCTGAACCTATAGGCCGGTACAACGTGGCGCCCGGTACCAAAGTTCTGCTGCTCAGTGAACGCGACGAGCAACTGCATCTGGATCCGGTATTCTGGGGATTTGCGCCCGGATGGTGGGATAAACCACCGCTGATTAATGCACGGGTTGAGACTGCGGCCACCAGCAGAATGTTTAAACCGCTATGGCAACATGGCCGAGCTATCGTGTTTGCTGATGGTTGGTTTGAGTGGAAGAAGGAAGGCGACAAGAAACAGCCATACTTCATCCACCGGGCTGACGGCCAGCCAATATTCATGGCGGCGATCGGCAGCATACCGTTCGAACGCGGTGATGATGCCGAAGGATTCCTGATTGTCACCGCTGCAGCCGATAAAGGTCTGGTAGACATTCACGACCGCCGCCCTCTCGTTCTGTCACCTGAAGCAGCGCGGGAATGGATGCGGCAGGATATTGGCGGAAAGGAAGCCGGAGAGATAGCAGCAGACGGGGCAGTGCAGGCAGATAAATTTATCTGGCACGCCGTGACTCGAGCTGTTGGCAATGTGAAAAATCAGGGACCAGAGATGATCGAGCCTGTCACTTAACGCGCAGCAGATCGGAAAACCTTGTTGTGTACCGCGGCGAAAGCATCTCACGTTTCATCGCCCATTGCTGCTGGATGCCCTGTCCTGCAAAATACAGCGTCCCCCTCCCGCCTTTGGCGTTGAGTTGATCCAGCACCTCCATCAGCTTCTCGCTGCCAGCACGTGGGGCATTGTCATCAAACAGATTAAGCTGTGCGACACCCTGGCTAAAGAAATCCCCGAGCATAATACCAGCCTTTTGGTAGCGGTGCCCATCCTGCCAGATTTTGTCCAGGCACTTAACAACAGCGTTGATGATGTCGCGGGAATCATGAGTGGGTGTGAGAAGCTTCACTGACGCGCAATTGCCGTAATACGGCTCGTTAAGCGCGAACGGTGACGTCTTGACGAACGCCGAAATAAAACGGCAATACTGGTGTTCACCGCGGAGTTTTTCTGCCGCGCGCGCAGCGTAGCTGCAAATGGCCTGGCGCATATCCTCATAATCTGTGACCCGCTCGCCGAAGGAGCGGCTACAAACGATTTCCTGCTTTGCCGGCGCAAATTCTTCAAGCTCCAGACATGGCTCTCCGCGAAGCTCTCTCACGGTACGCTCCAGCACGATATTGAAGTGTTTCCTGATAAACCAGGTACTTTGTTCAGAGAGTTCGAGAGCAGTTTTGATGCCCAGGGCATTGAGCTTCTTACTGATGCGCCTGCCGACACCCCAGACATCCTCTACGGGTATCAGGGCCAGCAGCCGACGCTGGCGGTCAATGTTCGACAAGTCAACCACCCCGCCGGTCTGGCGCTGCCACTTTTTCGCAGCATGGTTAGCCAGCTTGGCAAGAGTTTTCGTCTGGGCAATGCCTACACCGACTGTCAGGTGCGTGCGCTTCAGGACCGTCGCTCTTATCTCGCGCCCGAAATCTGTCAGATCCCGGCAGCTTCGTACACCCGTCAGATCACAAAAAGCCTCATCAATGCTGTAAATTTCTACCCGCGGCGACATCTCCTCGAGTGTGGTCATTACCCGGTTCGACATATCAGCGTAAAGCTCATAATTACTGCTGAAGCAAACAACACCAAATTGCTGGAAGCGTTCTTTCTGTTTGAAGTATGGCTCACCCATTGCGATACCGAGTTGCTTCGCCTCGGTGCTGCGCGCAATCACACAACCATCATTGTTCGACAGTACGACAACCGGACGCCCTCTCAAATCTGGTCTGAATACAGTTTCACAACTGGCGTAAAACGAATTAACATCGCAAAGTGCGAACATACTCAGCTCGCTGCTTTAACGATGAAAGTAACGACGCCGAATACGTCCAGCGTGTCTTCGCTGCCGACGATGATCGGCGAATAAGCGCTGTTCATTGGATTGAGCTGTACTGTAGGTCGCAGCTGCAGGCGTTTAACAGTAAACTCCCCACCCACGGCTGCAATAACAATATCGCCGTGTTCAGCGGTTCGTGAGCTATCCACCACCAGCAGATCACCGTCGTTGATGCCTGCATCAATCATTGAATCACCCGTTGCTTTGACAAAATACGTTGAGCTGGGATGAGAAACGAGCAGCTCATTAAGATCGATACGCTGCTCAATGTAGTCTGCCGCGGGACTTGGGAAGCCACACGGTACTAAATAACTGAAAAATGGCAGATAAATAATTTCGTGCAACTCTGTAGGTCTGAAAAATTCCATAATCCATACCCAAATACTGTTTTTATATACAGTAGTTTCATTTGAATATACGCGCAAGATACAGTAGTCGCTACGGCTGTTTAATTATTCATCTCTTCGTTTGTAAGTTTCTCTCTCAATTCCAATTATGGGTTTTGTAAATTTTCTGGTGGTATTGCCATATGCGCATATTTAAGCCAGTTTAGAGGACGGGAACTTTCTGTACAGCGTCGACAGCCCCACATCATAAATAATCGCTACCTGCTGCCGCGGTACTCCTGCCCTAATCAGGCGCCCGGCCTGCGCTCCCAGTGGATGGGAGCTAGTAAGGAGTTGAATAGTACATGAACTCACTCTCATATGAATTAATTTCTATAGAAAATAGAATATTGCTTATCATTTTTATTTAAAGTAAATATTTTATAAATTATTTTTATTTACTCACCTGGTAGTAATGAATTACGTTTAATATTTGTAATAAAGGATGCTGTAACAGTAAGGATAGTGAGTCACAATTTAACAGGTAACATATTATGAAACACGTTAAGAGCGTATTTTTAGCAATGGTTTTAATATTACCATCTTCACTATATTCTGCTCTTACAATAGCGGCAGACTCTCAAGATCATAAAAAAGAAGAAACAATTAAGCCAATTCCTCAAAAGTGGTGTAATCTTTGGCCTGCTGGCATACCCTTCCCTGGAGATTGGTTTAAAATGTGTAGAGGTTATTGAGTATAAATTTAATATACTAACCAGTAACCATATCAGTTATGACAGACAGGCCTTCTTCATATTTGCTATAAATAAGGCCTGAGCTTTCCTGACAAATTATAAACTACTGGCCGGTTTCTCCGGCCAGACAGGCTTTAAAGTATCAACACGGTTTACCTGTACCCGGTACTTTCTCCATGCCAGAAGAGAAGCTTTTTCTTTATCGGTTGCTTCGTCCAGATCCACTGCATCCTGTAACGGCGCGATTTTTTCAGATGCTATTTGCAGGAGCCTGTTTTTGGTTTCTTCCGCCTGACGAAGCTGCGCTGCTTTTTCAGCCGCTTCGTCTTTTACCCAGACCTTAGCCTTACCATCCCATTTCTGGTATTCACCAACTGGTGAAACTGATGTGACATTTTCGGGCAACGGACCAGGCTCGGAGATATAAACCTGATTGCCGGTTGTTGTGTCGTAAACCGTCTCGCCGCGGTGATCCTCCTGCAGACTCCACGTTTGGGTTTCAGCGTCAAATACAGCAATATGACTGGAGGGAATATCAGGAGGGGCGATATCAGTACAGTTTGCCGGTAATCCAGTGTGCGGCGGAATATATGCATCACCTGCGCCAATAAATTCGTTTGTATCTGAACGAAGATTAAAAATTTTAATTGTCTGCGCCTGTTCGCTCATTTTAAAAGTCATTATGCCAGCCTCACTATGTAGTTAAATGCAATATTTTTAACCGTGGTTTCCGCATTACCGTCTGCGTCCACAATAACGACGTGGCCGTGTGGACCGATATACATGGTGTGCTCATGTCCTCCGATATAAACTGTATGTGCATGGTCGCCAGCGGCCTGTGTCCATGCACTACCTCCAGGCTGAAATGAGGTGTGATTGGAATCTCCCCAGTATGAATTGATATAACCGCCGAACTGGTGAGTATGATTGCCCGTGGTATTGGTCGATTTCGTGCCGTAATCAAAGGATGAGGTAGATTTTGCCCCTAAGTCAGTATCCTGCGCCCGCGCGGTGTGCGAGTGCGATTTATTGCCGTCCATTTCTTGCGACAATACGGCACGTCCACTGATGGGCTTACCCTTTATTGTCCAGCCTCTCATGTCAGGGATAACGCCGGACGGATACGCTATAGCCAGTAACGGGTAAGCAGATTTATCGAAGGACTGCCCCTGCATCAGAGCGTAACCTGCCGGAGTAGCATCAGACGGCCATGCAATCGCCGCCCCTACTGGATGCGAATCCGGAGGTGGGTTTAGTGTGGTGTAGAGCATTGCCCATTCGGACCACTCAGCGTCGGCGTTATCTCGATGGCTGCGAATATATGCGGGTGCTGACGCACCGTTTGTCCCGCTCCAGCCAATGAGGATTTCCCCATCACCGGTTCCGGTCAGACGCAAAATATTCCCGTATTGCGTTGGATAACCGTTATTGTAAACCTCGCCCATTATCAGGCCGCTATCGCTGCCTCTTGTCGTACCAGTCAGTGCCGGAAGCGCGCCGCGTGATGCCAGTCTGTTCGCTGCAACAGCCGTACCTGATGCAGGAAGCGCTCCGATATTTTGTACAAACAGCGGCTTTTCCGGAATATCGCCACCGTTCTGTGATTTTAGTAATGCATCGGCGGCGTGATTTATGGTTTCCCGTAAACCAACGTATTCGATAAGACCGTCAACGCTTTTTCCTGACAGCGCTGTCAGTGTATCGTCCAGCGGCTGCTTGCCCGCCAGTTTATTCAGTACCGTAGTAGAAAAATTAGGATCGTTACCCAGCGCGTCAGCCAGTTCTTTCAGCGTGTCCAGCGCTTCCGGCGCAGAACCAACCAACTGTGCCACTTTCGCCGCAACAAACGCTGCTGTGGCAATTTCAATACCTGCAGCTGTGGTTTCCGGCGTTGGTGCCGTTGGCGTACCGGTCAGTGCCGGACTGTCCAGCGGCGCTTTGGTCTGTGCCTCAATCATGACAGCTTTGACCGCCTTTGGCGTGGCTGCCAGCGCTTCGCTGTCACTGTCCGTGGCGCTGCTTAACTTAACGATACCTTTTTTCGTCAGGCTGGCATCTTCCAGGGAAATCACGTCCGCGATATCTTCTGCCCGTTTTGCGGCATCTTCTGCTCTGGTGGCTGCTGCTCCGGCAGCAGTACTGCTTTGCGCCGCCAGTGATGCGCTGGTATCAGATGCGGCGGCGTGAGTGGATGCCTCCGATGCTGATGACGAGGCGGCTGTTGCGCTGGCCGCTGATGTACTTGCTGACGTTGCTGCGTTTGTCTCAGATGTTTTTGCTTCGGCTGCCGATGCGGCTGCCGCCTTTTCCGACGCTGCCGCCGCAGTGGCTGACGCACCTGCATCACCAGCACTGGAAGCCGTCTGCGTTTCTGACGTCTTCGCGGCGGTTTCGGATGCTCCGGCGCGCGCTGCTGATGTCTGCGCCGCCGTCGCGCTGGCGGCTGCGGCAGCAGCTGAATCTCCGGCGGCAATACGGGAGGCATCTGCATTCGCTTCAGATGTTTTCGATGCGGCTGCCGATGCGGCTGCCGCCGTTCTGGCTGTGTCAGCCGACGCCGCGCTGGCTGATGCCTCCCCGGCTTTTGTGGTCGCCGTACCTGCGCTGCTCTCCGCAGATGCTGCGGATGAGGCTGCCTGTATGGCTGATACTTCTGCCGCTCCGGCTGCATTCACTGCTGCCGTGGCGCTTTCCGATGCCTGACCTGCTGATGTCTGCGCCTGTTCAGATGCCTGCCCTGCGGCGGTGGCATTCCGCGATGCCTCCGATGCCTGGCGGGCAACTTCTTCCACCATCGCCTCAAAACGCCGCAGCGCCTCCGGGCGGACGTCGTCTTCCGTCATGGCCCCCAGAAAATCATTCAGGGTGCCCGGCTTTGAATCATCGTAAACCGTAATAACTCCGGCATGTGACGGGGGATACCCTTCCACCAGGAGCGTGACAGTGTACTGCCCCTGCTCCACATCCATGCTGTAGCGCCCGGCGTCATCCGGATTTTCCGATGCCACCGTATTCACGACCACCGTCGTACTGGTCCGGCAGGCCTTCAGCTGAATGGTGCAGTTCTGTACCGGCGTTCCCGTAGCATCTTTCAGTACGCCGGAAATAAGTACTGGCATATTACCTCCATAAAAAAGCCCGCCCGCAGGCAGGCTTCAGATTCATTCACATCTCAGCACTGATTATCCGGGTCACGTAAATATGCCGGCAGAGAACACTGGACGCTCCGCGTGATTGTTTTTCCCTTTGCCTCGCGGTGCTGTTTCTGCCCACGGTCGGTGCCGGTATAAATCCGGGTCTGGTTTTCAATATTGCTGTTGCCGCTTCCTCTTCCGTTATCGGCAACGGCAGCAGTGGAGAATAAAACGGACAGGGAAACCCCTGCCGCCAGCGAAATTAAGCGCGACATAGTCATATCTGTTCCTTGTTAAACGAAAGGGACCGGAAATCCGGTCAGTTTGTGAAGTTGTTCCCCGACCGGGAAACCATCACCAGCGGCCAGACGGAAGCAGACGTGGTGTACTGCCCACGAACCCTCAGAGAGACGCTGATATCCACGACAGGTGAAGTGGTGTAGACCGAAAAGACGACGGTCTGATACATGGCCGGAATACCTGCGGTATACGGCATAACCTCCGCCGTTTTCACCTGGCCGTTAATATTTATCGTGACGGTGATGGCACCGGAGCCACCATTACGCTCACAGTTAGCCATCACCGTGATGGTTTTCCCAATCTGATAGGTGGCGCTGTCGGTATACCGTGTTGAGGTGCTGCGTTCGTCGTTCGTCGCCCTGATGCTCACGCCCTGCATGACTTTTGAGCCGCAGATATCACCGACAAACTCTCTTGCTTCTATCACGCCAGAAAACTTACCGGAGGTGGCATTGATTTCTCCCGTAAACGAGCCAGATACAGCGTTGATATGGCCGCTGATATCCGCATTTTTCGCAGTCAGCTTTCCATCCGGCGTCAGGGAAAATGCCGGAGGATTCCCGCCACTGGTAATGGTCGGCGCGCTCAGGTATTTCAGGAACGCCTCGTTCATGATTATCTGGTCGCCCTGCATGACGAATCCGGGCGTCTCGTTTCCGTTTGCCGGGTTAATATAAGCAATGCGATCCGCCGCCACCAGGAACTGGCTTATCTTCCCGTCAGGCGTGTCTTCCATGCTCAGTCCAAGTCCGGCCACATAATATTTGCCGTCTTTGGTCTGCTCTATTTTGACGCCCCACATGGCGTTCCATTTATCGTTAGCGTCCTGCCACTCCTTCGAAAACTGCTGCAGTTTGCTGGCGTTATCCTCCGTCAGGTCAATTTTTTTCAGCAACTCTGTACCAAGATACGCCTCCGTAATCAGTCCTTTAAAAAAGTCCAGATACCCTTTCGCGTCATCACTCGGACGCCCGGACACTTCCGCAAACACTGATTTTCCAGCCAGATTTACACTACGCACGTAAAACCAGGCATCATGCAGTGGTTTCAGTCCATCCTTTATCCAGAATGACCCGATGCCCAGATACTGCGCTTTTGACTGAATGTCTGCTGCGGTCGTCAGCTGTGTTGCGGAGTACCAGAATTCATACTGCACACTGGCATCATAAATGGCCTGGTACGGCGTCACCGTTATCTGAAAATAGCCCGGCGTCAGTTCAATGGTGAACGGTGCCGCCGGAGCCTGAATGCTGAACGTGACCGATGACGGCTCCCCCTGCTGCCCGAATCCGTTTATTGCCCTGACTGTCAGCGTGTAGTCACCCAGCGGTAATTCGTGGAAAGCGTACTCTGTCTCACTGGTTGTGGCGGTTGTCACCAGACGCGCGGGGTCGTCATCTTTCCCGTTTCTGATAGTCAGTCTCACGACAAAACGCACACCTTTTACCACCCGCGGCGTATCCCATTTCGCTTTGGCCTGATACAGGGTGCTGTCGTTATCCGTGCTGACTGTCAGATGCTGCACAGCGGGCGGAATAATGCTGTTGGTGGTCCCCGGTAACGGGTCAAAGTGCGCCCCGTTGTCCACAATGGACTCTTTTTCCGGAACGTGCTGCAAGGCAGTGATGGCGTATGTGCCGTCGTCATTCTCCTTAATACGCACGCAACGGAAAAGACGGCGTTTCAGGGAGGGCAGTTTCAGCCCCCAGATACTGTATGGCTGCACGGCTTCCGGCAGGACTTTCATCACCACCCGATCCGGTGCGGGCTGCGACTGAATCTCCGTACTGAATGGCTTACCGTCAGGCCCGACAATATTCAGCATGGCGGCGCCGCTTTCCGGCAGGGTGATTTCCCGGTCAAGCGTCAGCGTGCGGGTGGAAATCTCCAGGTCAGTGATACGACCACCGACCGATGCCCCGGCGTAATCGTTGTCGCATACCTCAATAATATCGCCCGACGTATGGCGCAGGCCTTCCGCACCGACAGAAAAATCCACGGTCTGCGTTTCCAGCAACTCCGTCATCATCACCCACAATCCCGTCCGGTGCGCCTGTCCACGTGAGGTGCATCCAAACGCGTCCATTTTCAGCAGATTGCGTCCATAACGGGCCTGTGAGGCATGGTCTTCCACCAGCTCCGTGGAGGTTTGCCAGCCATTCAGCGGATCGGTGTATCTCACTTCTATCGCGTTATGGCGGTCTTTCAGGGCACTGAAGCTGTATTTAAAGCGCCCGCCCACCACGTTACCGTTGGTGTAGGTCCATGCTTTATCGGAGGGGCGGTCCTGGATGAAGGTCATCCTGCGGCCATTCCATACCGGCATACAACGCATCACCGAGCAGAAATCCGCCAGAACGTCATACGCCTTACGCTGGGTGGTAATATACGCATTAAGCGTCATGCGGGGTTCCGTGCCGCCAAATCCGTCCGGCACCTGTTGATCGCAGTACTGCGCGATGGCGTACAGCGCCCATTTATCCACATCCGCCACCCCGATACGCCTGCCCAGTCCGTAACGGGGGTGGGTCAGTTTATCCATCGTGCACCACGCCGGGTTATTCGTGTACGCCGGTTTAAACGTCCCGTCCCACAGGCCGGTGTATGTGCGGGTATCCGGGTCATAGTTTGAGGGAACCTGAAAAATACGTCCGCGCAGGTGGTAGTTACGCGTGACCTGCTGGCTTCCAAACTGTTCCGCATCCACCAGCAGACCGGCAACCGCTGTGCCAGGATAACCCTGCCGGATATCGATGATTTCTGTATACGACGACCACAGCGTTTTGTTCTGAAGCCTGTCGGTGGTGCTGTCCGGCGTCACCCTGACCATGCGGACGCTGAACGGGCGCGGCGGTAAATTATCAGCCACTACCGATGCCAGATACTGTGTTGTGATCTTGCCGTTAATGGTGATATCAAATTCCGTGTTCCAGATCCCGCTACGCTGAAACTGTATCAGCAGATTCACGGAGGACGGGTTACGGTCCCCCTTGTCCGTGGTCTCCTGCAGCATCTGTACACCGAAGGTGAAGCGTAGCCGGTCGACATTCTCTGAGACAACAGTACGGGTAACGGGATTATCGTGTTTCACTTCCACACCCAGCACCGTTTCCGCACCGGAAGCCTCAAAACCTTCCAGCGGTGCCTGTGGCGTCTCCCCCACCTGATATACCACGGTCACGCCGTGAATATTACTGTTACCGTCCGCGTCCACCACCGGCGTGTTGTTAATCAGCACGCTCTGCAGACCGTTCACGGGACCGACTATCGGTCCCTCACTAAGGGCGTCAATCACGCTCAGTTGTTGTGTGGACTTCAGATCGTCCTTCGCCTCACGTGGTGTATGCCCCTTCCCTCCGCCTTTGCTCATTCTCCTGGCTCCATAAATAACAAAACCGCCGTAATGGCGGTCATGTGTGTCAGCTTATGTTGTCATGGTTATCACTGCCGGAGGACGACAGACGGTCTGGTAATCCCGCCGTCCTGCCGCGACGTGGTGTCTGCCTGTAACGGGGACCCGATCACCACAACTTTTCCCGACGTGCTCTCATCCCGGGTACTCATCATCTGCGATATCACCCGTGACCCGATTTTCATTTCACCGTACAACACCGGCACCGGGTTCCCCTGGGCCACCATATTTTCCAGGGAAGAAAAGTACGTGTTCTGTTTCCCGTTATCTGTCTGACCCACCGTCGGTGTTTTGGGTACAGGTGTCAGCATCTGCGCCACACCACCCAGCGCCATACTGGTTCCTGCGGAAAACAATACTGCCGCCGCTACAGCATTCAGACCGGGAATAAATGACGCGCCAATCAGCGCTGCCCCGGCTACCACCTGCCAGATACCGTTTTTCGCTCCCGCCATACGCGGTACAATATGAACCACTGCCCCCGGCGGTAACGATTCGTTCAGTCTGGCAGTAAGGGTATCCGGCGCCATATCGCTCCCGGCAATCCGGACCTGATACCAGCCCTCATTCATTCGCTGCCGGAATCCGGGGAGTTGTATCGCCAGCGCATGTATGCCTTCCGCCGCTGTCTTTATGCTGAGGCTGATGCGCTTTCCAAATCGTTGTAAATCCCCGTAAAGGCAGATTCGCACCATTGCCGGTGCCGCCATATTGAGTGTGTCCGTCGTTGCCATTTGTCGTTATACCCCTCTCGTTTACTCAACTGCTCCGGAATATGGTGCAACAGTTCACCGTTGCCGCAGTAAATCGCCGCATGATTGGGCGTCGGTGAACCAAAACAGCAAATCAGCACGTCGCCGGGCTGCGCATCCTCCGGATTCACCCGGTAAAATCCCGCCGCCTCCAGGTGATCCAGATAGAGGCTTTTACCCTGACTCCACCAGTCATCTTCCCTATCGAAATCCGGCATATCAATCCCGGCCAGATGGTAGGCATCACGAAACAGCGTGTAGCAGTCCGTCACGCCATGCTCAAACTGCCGCCCGGTCAGGTGTGGCACGCAGCGGAATTTATGTATCCTGTTATCACAGACCAGCCACCAGTCCAGCCCGCTTTGTATCTGGAGGGTACGATCCGCACTGCTGAGACAGGGCTTACCGTCAGGATGGCTGTGTACCAGCGCCACGATGTCGCCGCGGTTCCGGGCATTCAGGTAATCCTCCGGGGATATACGAAAATACATCGTGGGTTCAGCAGACAGATTTTCACACGGAAAATACCGCTCTCCCTGTGCCGTTCTGACCACATAACCGCACGATTCCGCAGGCGCACACTGTCGGGCATGTGCCAGAATGTCATCGTTAATCATGGGAACCTGTTAAGACAGTTTGTTGATGGAAGCGAAAAATCCGGCATTCACCAGATTGTTACGCATTTCACAGCCTTTCATGCAGTGGCTGCATTTATCCTTTTTCGGGTCTGAGGTGGGCTTATCGAACTCATCGGCCACGGGCGGGCCGTCGTATCCGCAGTTTTCATCCCGGTAATCCCACGGACAGGAGTCCGCCAGCATGGTACGCCCCGGCACCACAGAACCGTCGGTTTCTGCCGGTGATGCCAGAATAATGGTAGCAGTTGATGAATCCAGTTCTGACAACTGCTCCACGTTATAGCGCGCTACCGCCTCCTGCTCCGGGTCAGCGTCCGGATTGCCGTTACTGAAATTCACCGCATCAAGAAACTTGCTGTAAACCTGATGCCTTACCACTGACGCGCCGACGAGACTTTGCAAATCCTCCGCCATCCCCGTGACCAGACCAAAGAGATTGGCAACAACGAGGTTCGGGCGGGGAGATGCGCCTTTCCCGTTCATCTCAAAATCCTGTACCTGTATCGGGTACGGTTCGTACTGCCTCCCCTGCCAGGTTAACGGCTCGCCTTTTTCGTTCGGTTCGTTACAGAAGAAAAAGCGCTCACCGCCAATCGCGGTTAAATCAAATTCCCACAAATCCACCTTCGCGGACTGCTCCGCTTTGGTGGTCTCGCTCAGGGTTTCCTGTGGTATATCCTGCATATATGAGAGATCCTTTATTATTTATCTTGCAAACATATACCTGCTTTTATTAATGGTATTTACGATACAACCAAAAAACGAGGTAACTAATGAAATACACAATATTGTCGCTGGTAGCTGGTGCGCTCATCAGTTGTTCAGCAATGGCAGAGAATACCCTGACTGTAAAGATGAACGATGCCCTGTCCAGCGGAACAGGAGAAAACATAGGTGAAATCACAGTTTCAGAGACACCTTACGGTCTGCTTTTCACTCCTCACCTAAATGGTCTTACGCCAGGAATTCACGGCTTCCATGTCCACACAAACCCAAGTTGTATGCCGGGAATGAAAGACGGTAAAGAGGTTCCGGCGCTCATGGCCGGAGGACATCTTGACCCCGAAAAAACCGGGAAACATCTTGGCCCATATAATGACAAAGGGCATTTGGGGGATCTGCCTGGACTGGTTGTCAATGCAGATGGTACAGCCACGTATCCGTTACTGGCACCACGCCTTAAATCACTGTCAGAACTGAAAGGTCACTCATTGATGATCCATAAAGGCGGTGACAATTACTCCGATAAACCTGCTCCACTGGGTGGTGGCGGTGCACGTTTTGCCTGTGGTGTCATTGAGAAATAACAGCAACATAGCCATATCGTCATAATTTCGTTTTACCCATAAAAAAGCCCTCTCACTGGAGGGCATTAAATCTGTATCGATGTTAAAGGTCAGAAGCTGTAACCTACGCCAAGCACCTAGGTTCCAGCTTTGACGTCACTGTCAGCATCAGTGGAAAAACTTGTATGCTCATAAGACGCATTAACGGCAATATTTTCAACCGGGTTAAGCTGAATACCTGCCCCATAAGCAAAGGCGGTTTTATTGTCAGAATTTCCCCAGTTATCCTTAATATGTCCGTTTGCTGCACCAATCATCACGTAAGCATTCAGATAGTCGTTAAAACGGTATGAAGGACCAACAAGAAGGGAGGTATAATCAGCATCACCTACCTTATACCCATAGTTATTAACATCAGCCGAGGTGTATGTAACTGAACCCATCGCCCCGAATCCACTGTCCAGATCTTCCCAGTTATATTTGATATTGGCACCGTTCGCATTACCGGAAAGCCAGCCGCTTAAATCTGTGTAGGCATATCCAATTGAAACGGTATTTTTATACCCTGCTGCGTTAGCCACGCCGATGCTACCTAACGCCAGACCAACTAAAACCGCCACGACAATCTTTTTCATAACATTTCCTTTTTTTTGATTATTGACTGTGCGGGCTCAGTGAAACAGCAGCAGGTTAGAAAGTTCAATCATATTTATCGATCGTTTCGATCAAAAATACTAAGAAATAACCTGCTCAAATGTCGCGGTGAATGTTGTTTTCAGCAATCCCGCTTTCACACTCCATTTCCGGCAGACAACCTTAATCTGCCGGTATCCGTAAGGCGGAGTCCACAAAAACGCCTTCACACCGTTATGCTGTGACAAAAAGCCCTCCAGTGCCGGACCATCCTCCCGGTCAACGCGGATAGTCACACTGTATTTTTTCAGGTCATTATTGATCCCGGATGCACGCCGCTGCTCGTAGCCATCACCGAACCTCACCACCGACACCTGTGGTTCCGAATCCACCCCCATGTCCGGGTCAACTTTCCAGTGAAAGGTTTTCATCATCGATATGCCCCGCTCAGCCTGCCGCCGTCACGCCCCTGCTGCTGCACGAAATCAGCCGCCGCCTTTTTACCCAGATCATAAACCGCCTTCAGCGCCTGCGGTCCCAGATCCGGCCCGGTGTTATTAATGGCAATCTGATACTGCGGCGCAAACATCGTCATTCCACCTGTTCCTGCTGCTGCCACGCCAAGCTTACCGTTTGTGCCACGGCGTAACGGCAGAATGGCCTCCGGTCCGGCTTCGCCCATCACTGCCGCACCTCTGGCAAAGGCAAAGAACGTCGGTCTGTTAACAATGCTGCCGCTGTACTGGCTGAGTCCTGCCGAACGGTACACGCCGCCGTCCGCATTCGGAATAACCGACAGCGCCGCAGAACTGTATGCCCCCGATGGTGTACTGCCGCCTGCCGATGTGCCAAAGCCGAACATTGCCAGCACTGAACCCAACAGTTTAGAAGCCGCAATACGTGCCTCCATTTTTGCAAGGTCAGCCAGGATGGAGACCGTCAGGCTCCGGAAACTGCCCTTTCCGGTCACGGCAAAATTCGCGATACTGTCCGCCATGCCGTTAAATGCGTTTGTGAAAACGTTCTCCGTCATGCCTGCCACGTTGCCCCCCTGCGCCAGAAAGTTATCCAGCGCCCGCGACGCGCCCTGCGTCCAGTCTCCCTGCGCAGCATCCACTTTCGCGTTATAATCCGCCCACTCAGCCAGTCGGCGATCGAGACTGGCCTGAAGTTCCTGCTCCGCCTGACGGTATTCGTCAGAACCGTATGTCCCTTTTGCCTTGCTGTCGCGCTTAAGCTGCTCCAGTTGTTCCTGGTAGTGCTGTTGAATTTTCAGACGCTCTTCGTACCGACCACGTTGCTGATCGCCCATACCCATTGTGGTCAGCGCCAGTGCGTGCTGCTGCCTGACGCGGGACTCTTCGTCAGCAAGCTGGCTGGTTAATGTGAGCGTCTTTTTCTTCAGTTCATTAAGGGCATTCTGGTGTTGCAAATCCTGTTGTGAGATATCCAGCTTCTGTAGCGCAAGCGCTATTTCATCCTTATGTGCCAGTACGCTTTTCTCGTCTGCCGTCAGTTTTTTACCGGACAAATCAGCGATGCGCTGCTGAAATGACAAAAGCTGCTTATGCGCTTCCGTCATTTTTTCGGTCGTGGAAAGCTTCGCGGCGGCAATCAGCCCTTCAGTCTGCGCCTGTTGCTGGCTGTACTGCAAAAGCAGTCGCCCCGCCTCGTCGTTGTGGTAAGTCTTTGGCTTTTTCGCCTGTTGTGACAACGTCTTTTTATGACGTTCATTTTCGCGCTCCAGTGCGGCATTGCGTACAGCAACATCGGCATACTGCATGGCGGTAATGCGCGCCACCTCCCGTTGGTGCCGCAGGGATTCAGTTTCATTATCCCGGTTCAGCGCGGCGTTCTGCTCGTTCCGGCGTTTCTGCGTTTCCTGATAATTACGCTCTGCCTGCGCCTTCGCATCCAGCAGGTCCTTCTGGCGTTTCTGCTCCTGAAGTTCGTTCAACTGCTGCTGATCGTATTCAGTCTGGGAGGAAGACACCGTCCAGGGCGTTTTTCTGGCGCGCGCGATTTTCTCCTGCAGTGTCGCGATTTTTTCATCGAGCGTGTCTTCCCGCCCGATATCCAGCATCCGATCCCACGCCCACTTCGCCGCATCACCCACGGCATTCCATGCTTTTTCGATCCAGCCCAGATTATCGTGTACGTCACCCGCCCGTTTATTCATCTCTTCCGAATACGCGGACATGGCAATTTTCGCAGCATCAGTCGTTCTTCCCTGTTCACCGAGCACCCTGATTTGTTCAAGCTGGGTGGCTGTCAGAAAATGCAGTGTCCTGTCCAGTTCTTTCGCCGCGTTCACCGGATCATCCTGCAGCCGTTTAAACTGGCGGATGGTTTCATCTACTGACTGCCCCACGTTTTCCTGCATTCTGGCCGCGATACGGGATACCATTGCCACTGCCTGCCCGGTAAACGCTCCGCTACCGACCACCTGGATCAGCACGCCTGCCGCGTCGTGCTGCGTGACGCCATTTCCGGCGAGCGACTTCGCCATTTCATTAAGCTTGCCTGTGGTTTTTCCGGCGTAACTTCCGGTCAGAATAAGCTGTTTATTGAACTCCTCACTTTCTTTCGCCCCCTCATAGTACGCCTTACCCAGTCCGTAAACCGCCGCAGCCACACCGCCAGCCAGCCCGCCGAGCATCATGCCCTTCGGCGACATCAGTTGCTCAATCCACCCGGCCCGGTTGGCCAGCGTGATACCGGAACCGCGAAGGGCGCCAAAATTTCCCCGTGCCAGTTCACCAATCAGTACGCCTATCTCGCGGCGCGCCATTGCTGATTTCAGTCCCAGTGCATGAGTGGATTTTGTTGCGGTATCCAGTTTGCGGATATAGACACCGGCGGCACTGCTAACCCCCAGTTCAGCCGCCTTCACCCGCAGCAACTCAGTACGGGAGAGGCCCTGTACCGCCGTCTGCTCTTTCAGTCGACGTATAAACTGTGCTTTTTTCTGCGTGGCCAGCGCCTCCGCATCGGTAAGCTCACGGGTCTTCCTGGCGGTTTCAGACACCAGCGCCAGATAATCGCCCTGTGAAATATCTCCGCGTCCTTTCGCCTGTCGTACCTGCGCCTGGATACGCTGCAACTCCTGCAGACCACCGCTTAACTGTTTTACACTGTCAATCTGACGGTAAAATGCCGCTGCGGCTGCATCCTGAGCCTGTGCAACCGCCGCAGCCTGCGCAGCTTCCGCCCTTAACTTCTGATTCAGGTCGACAGCTCTTTCTCTGGCCTCGTTCGCCTCACGCGCCAGTTGTGCCATAGCGTCACTCTGTATGCGTGTGGCAACCTGTGATTGCGCCATAGCGGCACTGATACTTTTTGCCGATGCCGCCACACTTCTGGCGCTGGACTCCATACATCGCCTGATGCGTTTTTCAACGAGATCACTGCTGTCCACCAGCTTCCCCAGCCCGTTACTGGCAGTCTGAAGACCGGCGGCAACTTTAGCTGTATCAACATCCATGTTGATGACGATATCACCGACTTTCTGGCTCAAATCTCACTCCTCCCGGAATACCGACTGCCACTTCAAGCAGATCCTGCTCCGTCATGTTCTGTACCGCTCCGGGTAATGTCAGCAAACTGAAGTCCGCTGCATCGATTTCTTTCCCCGTCACCAGCATGAACACCTGCGCTTTCAGCGTGGAAAACTCCGCATCCAGCAGGGCATCACTGAAACTGTTTTCCCGAAAGAAATCAGCCCACTCACTAAGTTCAGTTGAGCTCATTTCGTCCAGCATCCGGCGCCAGTCAGGCCGCCGGAACTCCCGGGCCAGTTGCCGGACAAAATGAAGCTCATTATTCAGAACTTTTCCGGCGTCATGTCCTCTGATTCATTACCTGAATCACTGGCGTTATCTTTCTTATCCGCAGACAGCCCGCTGAGCATCAGAACACTTTCTGCGCCTGCGTCCAGCGCCTCATACGACCACTGTGCCTGTACTGACTGATAAAGCGTGTCTGCATCCTGAGAAGAATCACCATTCAGAAGCGAGCGGGATACCAGCCAGGCATTAATTTCCAGTGCCATTTGCATATAAGCCACGCGCTTATCCGCTTCCGTCGCGCCATCCATATCCGTGTCATATTTCGCAGTACGTTTCTGGATGAACTCCAGGTACTCAATACGTTGCAGGCCGGATAACTCGAACAATGCCACCGACGCATCCCCCCGGGTAAACGTCTCTTTCTTTAAAAACATGATTTATTCCTGAAAAAAATGCCCCAAAACAGGACGAGAGGTGGGTTATGCCTGAACAGTAATATCCGCAATAGCGGTAAAATTACCGTCTGTTGTCATGCCAATAATTTTCACTGTACCTGCCTTAACACCTTTTACAGTGGCAATATTTTCCGCCTGCGTGACGGTGGCTGTAGTCGGATCTGACGTTGCGATACGCAGTGATTTATCTGTCACGTTATCCGGTTTCACTGTGAACGTAACCGCTGTTGTGGCGCCGACCTTCACGGTGGCATTTTCCGGTTCCACTGTCAGTCCGGTAACACTAACCACTTCCGGTGCATCCTCTTCAGCCATGTATGGACGGCCCACACTGGTAATTTTTACTGTACGGGCGATCTCATCCTTACTCTGCACCGTTTTCCCCAGCGAGCTCACCCAGCCTCTGAACACATCCACAGTGCCGTTCGGATACTTGATCCGGAATCCGCGCTTCTGCCCGGTCGTGAACAGTTGAATAAGCTTTTTCTGTACGTCCTCACCGGGCTTCCACGCCAGCGTCACAGAAGTATCCCCGGCAGACTTCTGTCCCTGTGTGGTACTTTTCCAGTCAGCGTTCTCGTCATCAAGATAGTTATTATCTTCTGCATCTGCCGTCAGTTCTCCCGGCTGCAGGTCTTTTACGTTTGCCAGCCTCAGCCAGTTATTATCACTTAGCGGGCTGGCGAACGGATCACCCTCGCTGTTGTACATCCAGAATGTGGTATTTGCGCCTTTTACCGGCGCAAGTGGATTAGGAATTGTCGTGTCTGTCATTCTCTTTTCCTCTACATGGAATAGGTGATGTCGTAACTCAGATCGGCTGACCCCCACATCGCCATTTCATCGTCCCGCTGATAGTTATACCCCTGCGCCGACATTGTTCGGATGATGTCACCCAGTCCCGCCACGCTCCCCAGTGCCGGATACACCCTGTTCTCCATCTGTTCATCCAGGGCGCTGTCCGGTGCAGTGGCTTTCAGAAATACTTCCACATGTAGCACCGCGCTCCAGATATCACCGTCCACCTCAGTACCGGTATACTGAGCATCACTCAGGTACACCGCCACCGCAGGTAACTCATCCTCCTCCACCACGACCGGACGACCGTCAAAAAACGTGGTGGAGCCATCATCGGTCTTTTTTAATGCGGCAATAATGGCCTGCCGTACTGCACTGTGTCGGGTCATTTTTTAGTGAATCTCCTCAGTTCATAACTGATTTCATGCGCCAGCTCTTTGGGCATCTCCGTTTTCATCTGTAAAACAACCTGCGTGTTGAACGCATGGCGCAAGGCATCAGCAACCGGGATTTTCACCACATTAAGTGGGTATCTTCCGGCACCGGAACGCTCAAATACCTGCCACCATCCGTTCGGAGCCTGCGCAATAAAGCCCCGGTCAAAACGGTATTTTCCGATACGTAGCGGCTTACCTTTTCTCCCCCTCATCGGGGTTGATGGTGGCGAACTCAGTAACCTGATGGCAGTCAGCGGATCACAGTTCACATAAATGTTGGCAAAAGGCTTGTCCGCTCTGGCCAGCCTGACTCTGGCGCGACGTCTTACCGTTCTGACGGGAATACCCTGCCGTCGGTTGTCTCCGGCCACCACCAAAGCAGCAGCACTGCGAACTGACACGCTGACCACCCGTTTTGCCACCCGGTTAATGGCCCGAATTTTTGCCCGGGTCACATATCCACGATCAATTTCTTTAAGTACTGAAATGGCCTCTTTAAGCCCCTTTACCTCCATTGTTCTCCTCCAGAGTCAGTTGTGGCTTACCGTTAAAACGCCGGATACGGGTCACGGTAAACTCACTGCCCCGCAGTACCACCCTGTCTCCCCGGCGCGGGATAACGTTGCCTGAAAACACCACTACGTTTTTTCCGTTTCCTTCAACAGGCCCCAGTTCAGCCAGAAAATCAGACTCCACCACTATGCAGTCAGTCCCGTTGATGTTGACCTTCATGCCGAAGCGTTCTGCGATAAGTGCATCCATGCGCCTTTTCATCCCGTCAAAAAGGTCAGCCATTAATTTTTACCGGAACGGTTTCATCACCGTTTGCCGCTGGCGCCCATACCACCCCGACATACGGCAGGCTGCCGGTTGCATCCGTCTGAACCACGTTATCCTTCAGATACACTTTTTTCCCGACGGCAATATCCTCTGTTGTCAGTTTTGGTATGCTGAATACCCCTTCTGCGATGCCGGTTCCGGCGCTCCCGACGGTAATATCGGTAACAGCCACAGCGAACATATCGCCGACCTGTACCAGATCTCCGCTCTTTAGTGACGTGGTCGCCACAATTTCAATCGTTTTGCCGTCTTCCACGTAATTCTTAGCCACGGTTATTCTCCTTTCCGGCACGCCGTGCCGGATTTCAGGTATAAAAAAAGCCCGTCAGGGCCGTATCGCTTACTGTCTGCTTTTAGTGGGTTATACGGTGCATTTCACCATGCCGCGATAATCCACCGGCGCAACGCCCGCATCAATACGAACTTTCGTGGTTACACCATCCACCGTGAATCCTTCCTGCTGGTCGATATACGGCTCATCCACGCCGTTAAGGTAAGCCACCTCAATGGTATCGCTGCCTTTTGCTGCAGTAAGATAGAAAGTGGACTGACTGGCGTCATCAAGACGAGGCTCCGCGATCACCGTGGCGAAATCTTTCACCGGGTTAATGATCCCGGCGTTAATATCCGCCCCCTTGACACTGACAGATTTAATCACCTGATTTGAAACAGACTCCAGCGCCGTCGGCACCAGTACAAATGCCGGACGGATATTGAGGTGGCGATCGCCCTCTTTCTGCATCCGCATTAGCTGGCGCGCTTTATCCAGGGACGCCACATCCATAACGGCTTTTTCAAGGACGTTTGCGTGTTTCGTCTTGTCAAACAGCGCCACATTATCACTGGACAGTTTCTGGTTACTGATGAGAACGTCATAAACCAGATCGGCAATGGTGGCTTTTGCCGCACGTCCCAGCTTCATCGGGACATCCGTCAGCATATTCATATCATCATTGATGATGGCCTGGCGGGTAATGCTGAACAGCTCCCCATAGGTGGCGAGCGCAATGGTCGCCTGTTTATCCCCTGTGGTGACGTATTTGTATTCCGCTCCTTCACGAACCTGACGCAGTGAACTGAATCCCCCCATACCCACACGGTGCGCAATCCTGAAATCAGACAACTGTCCTTTTTTGGTCCAGGCATCGAAGGTTTCCGGCGCTTCCTGCCAGCCCTGCAGAATGGACTTGTTTGCAACATCCAGCAGAATGTTACCGAAATCGGAGGTGCTGTGCGTAAATGCCATGCCGATCATCTGCATGGGATTCATGCTGGACACGCCTGTTCCCCTCGCCACCAGCGAAATTCGCGCCAGTTCACGCAGGGTCATACAGTTGTACGGGTTATCCTTCTGCGCTTCTTCATAGCCTGCACGGGCCATCACGGCAGCGCGAACGGCGTCGCCGGTAATATTACCGTTTCCGGTATACATCCCGGCATGAAACTCTGCGCGATTCTGCGGACCATTCAGCTGGTTAGTCGGCGTAATACCTTTCGCCATCTCGGCCAACAGTCTGTCCTTCGCCATTTCCAGAGAGCAATCCACATCAGCAATACACTCTGCCATCAGCGAGGCATAACGATCGCCGGAAAGTGAAAACACATTCTGAATGCCGGTGATACGGTTACGCTGTTCTTCCTGCAAGCGTGCGCGAATGGCATTTTCATCTACAGTCACCGGCGACTGAGCCTGCGGCTGAATCTGTGACTCAGGGGCTTTTGCCTGTGGCTGCGGTTGCGCGCCTGCATTGCCCTGCGGGGCGATAATCATACCTTTAATGCTCTGTGGCATATGCTCAAACTCCTCAACACGTTTTGAATGAATACAGGCCATTGCTTTTACAGGCTGTATCAGTTTGTCGGCAAACCCTTCACTGACGCACTCCGCGCCGCTCATCCAGGTCTCCTTTGCCAGCATGGCAGCAATATCTTCAGGCGTTTTTCCGGTTTTTTCGGTATAGATGGGGATAATGACGCTTTCGATCTTGTCAAGCAGGTCAGCATATTCCCGGATATCCTCCGCCTCACCCCCCGCCACTCCGCGCGGCTTATGAATCATCATCATGGCGTTTTCCGGCATAATGATGGGATTACCTACCATCGCAATAGCGGATGCCATTGAGCAGGCCATTCCATCGATATACACCGTTTTTTGCGCCGGATGATTTTTCAGGAGGTTATAAATGGCTATTCCGTCCAGTACTGCTCCGCCAGGTGAATGAATATGCAGATTTATCCGGTTAATCTGTCCCAGTGCAGCCAGTTCTTCTGCAAACCAGCGAGCCGAAATTCCCCATCCACCAATCTCGTCATAAATGCGGACTTCCGCCGTGTTATTGGCTGCAGCCCTGATGGAATACCAGCTATTACTGCTTCCCTCCCCGCGTCCGTTCCCTGCTGTCATCACCGGCGGCATTTTTATCGCCGCCACTGTTGTCTTCACTTCCGGCATTATCCTGTTCCCCCGGGTCATGTGCCGGGTCAGTATCAAATACCAGTCCCAGCTTACGGTTTTCGTCAATTTCCGCCTTACGGCGGCGTTTCACTTCAGCAGGTGCGCCGCCACGGGCACGCACCCAGTCACTCTCTGTTGCCGCCCCGCCGCGTATCAGTATCCTCCAGGCATTCGCCTCTTTCAGCGGATCTATCCAAGGCATAACCGGACCGGAATACACGGCATTAAACAGGGTCGCCATGTCCGTGTCCGGCGGCACATCTATCACACCCGCCGTAATCGCCGTCGCCAGCCATCGCCGGTAAACCGGGCGACTGACGGCAGCAATAAAATTATCCTGCAGAATGGCGTATCCCTCCTGCGCCTCCACCAGCTCCTGACGCTGAGCGCTGTAGGTGCCGTCGTAGTTTCTGGCAATAGAAGAAAAACTTCCGCGTACACCTGCGGCAACCGCCCGCAGTTGTCCCATACGGAAAGATTCCAGGTTGGCATTTGGCCTGTCAGATTTGATGGTGCCGATATCCTCTCCCGGCAACAGGTCTTTCAGAATGGTGCCGGGTTCAATATCCAGATCGCGGTCTTTATCCGCATAATCTGGCGCGTCACCATCCTGTACCATTGCGTCACTGCGCCGGATAAACATGGCAAAAGCCGCCGAAATACGCGCGGCCAGCCTTTCACTGTCCTCATACTCCTTCAGATCCAGCAGCCGGATAATAACCGGTGCCAGCAGCGTGACGCCCCGCGCCTGATTCAGGCGACGGGTGAATTTAAGATGCAGCATATTTTCTGCATCGATAAGCTTGGTGGCCACCATAGCGGTGGCAAATCCCGGCCAGGATTTACAGACGATGTAACTTTTTGGCCTTTGCCAGTCGTTAAAATAGATCCCCTGAATCAGATTATTTGTACTGTCTGTCTTTTCCATCGGGACATAATCCGGCTCCATCGCCTCAAGCCAGAACGGTACGCCCGCCACCGGCTCAAGCCCCGGCATTTTTCCCGCCACCATCTGGGAGAACACCTCCCCGTCCCGCAACCATGTGCGTAACAAAAGGCGCTCCAGTACCGGGCGCGTATATTGTCCGGTCACGTCCGGCGACACGGACCACTCTGCCCATCTGGCGCGGATTTGTTCCGCCAGCACGTTATTCAGCGTTCCGGCCACCGTCAGTGGTTGTGGCTCAACAATGATCCCCTTAGCCCCGATAACGCGCTCTTCCATCTTATCGAGCGCCCCCACCACCAGATCGTGATTGTTATCGAACCAGCGGGCCTGCTCCCGCAGGGACTTTCCGGAAATCTGGTTTAGTTGATTGGCGTTGCGGTTTTCACGCTTAATTTTATGTGTCCGGGTGGGTATTGCAGCCTCGTAAGCTTTTATTACTGCCCGCGATCTGAGTCTTGATACAGCCCATCCCGGCGACATCATGCTGATAGCTTTATCGATAAAATTCATGACAACCTCGCCCGGGTGAAAAGCCGTCGCGGATTATTTAACCGCTGTAACCTGTCTTCAATCTCGCGGCGCCCCTTCCTGATTTCCTCCAGGCTTTCCATTGTCATTGACTGACCGTTAAGCATGATGGACTTGCCTTTCAGTACAGCAAGCTCGGCCTCCAGATAGGCGTTGTACAACTCCTGTAGCCCTGCCCTGGTCATAACCACCCTCCTCCGGAACCACCGCCCCAGGCGGGTAAAATTTTTTTCTTCCTGGCTTTCACGGTTTTCTCTCCTCCTTCGTGTTGCTCCTGCTGGCGAACCTCAACAGGCGGCGTGGTTTTTGCGGCGCCTTTTTCCGGTAAGCGAGCCCATCCTGGTGGTTTTTCCCAGTTGATTCGTTCATAACCACGGAGAATAGCCAGCGCGTGGGCGTAACACATCAGATCGAGCGCCTCGTTATTACCGCGTCCCGGTTTTTTCCACTTTCCGTCTGCGCTGCGCTCTTCATAGGTCAGTTCCTCGTAGAACCACGGCCCCAGCCAGTCAGGAAAATGAATGTAATTCGCCCCCGGCTCCTCACGCTCCAGTGCGGCAGCAACCCTGTCTTTCAGGGCATTGGTCTGTAACAGATACAACGGCACATCCCCTCTGGCTTTTGCCCGACGTTCTGAGCGTTCGGTGTTATCAGGATAGGTTTTGGTGATCAGCTTCTCGCGTCGGGTACTGTCTCCCTTGAACAGATAAACGCGCCCGGCAACGCCTTTTCGCTTACACCCTCGCCAGAACGCGTAGGCATTATCGGTAACACCGTCTTCACCACCTGAGTCCACCGCCATTGCCAGTACCGGCATAAACTGTTCAGGATCTGCCGCCAGCGGATACGTCTTTTCCAGCACATCCGTTCTCAGTAAATCCCAGTCTTCCGGTCTTGCAGCCGGATTGACAGGCTGGCTTTCGCCATCCTCATTCACTCTCAGGGAATAACGGATGTTGTAGCGGTCAATGATCCAGCGTTCACCATATGCGCCATAACCCACTACCTGGACCACAAAGCGCCGCTTTTTACCGCCCTGTACGTCAACGGTTGCCACAATAAAACGTACCCCGTCAGGAACGGTACGTTTTGATACATCCTCGGCGCGAGCCATCAGCGCGTCACCACTGCGCGCCTCCAGCGAGCGATGGGACTGATAAGGTAATCCCCAGTCCGTATTGATGACGGCTTTCAGGGTTTCCTCGCTGCCGGTTCGTTCGTATTCCTCTTCGGCGGTCAGCAACTTGTAAACCAGTTGTGCCCAGGTCTGATAAGCCGCCGCCGGTCCCTCCATCCAGAAACTGGCGATACGTGAGCGGCGGGCTTCGCCGGTAATATTGCCGTCGCGGTTAATGTGCTGACCTTCCCGCAACCAGACGCCACGATTATTCAACGCACGTTTCTGCTGTGGTTCAGTCAACTTATTGCAGTATGGGCACTGAATCCGCGCCGCTTCACTGGCCTCCATAGGATCGGCAATATCGCGATAGCCGGTCATATTCTCCATTGATGGCTGAAAATATTCGCCACAATGCGGACACGGCCAGTACCAGCGACGCCGATCGCCACGGTTATATAAGGAAAGAATACCTGTGGTTGGTGGTGCTTCGTGCGGCGATGACGGTTTCCATTTGGTATCGGTGATTTCCCGCCCTGGCGAACTCTCCACCAGCGTCATACCTGCAGACATAAATGTAGTGGTGCGTTTAGATGCCAGCGAAAAAGCGTCACCTTCACCATCTATATCTGACGGAAATCGATCGTAATCAGTCAGCGCTACTCGCTTGTAATCCGAAGAAGAAAATACGGTTATTGAAGGCCAGCCTATTTTCAGGAATGAACCGTCCCGAAACATTTTATCGTGTACATTATTATCATTTCTGACCGGACTCAGGCGACGTCTTACCTCCGGACTGTGACGAAACGTTCTCGCCAGTCTGGTTCTGGAATGCTCTCTCGCTTTGGTTTCCGTCATCTGAACCACCAGCATGTCAGCCGGATCGCAGACAATGCCATAAACTATCCATCCATCAATGAGTCCAAGCGTTTTTCCTGTTCGTGCCGGCCCGGCGAAAATTACTGCATCATATTCCCTCTTCGCCAGCGTATTTAGCGGCTCGTTTATGTACGGTGTCAGTGACGAATCCCAGGGGATTGATGCGTTGGCACCGTGTGGTACTCGCATAAATTTCCTGACCGCATCAGATACTGGCATCCTTCGTGGCGGTCGAAAATATTCAGCCACCTCACGACAAATTTTAAATGCCGATCCGTATTTCTCACTCATCATCAATTACCTCTGCGCCTTGCATGGACTGCGCCAGTAGCTCCCTTACTTCATCAACCACCTCCTGAGCTTCATTAAGTTTTTCCGCATCCCATCCCTTATCGCGTTCCAGCCTGTCAGGCCATACCTCCAGTACCTGGGTGATTGCTTTTACTACCGCAGACATTTGCTGACGAACTTCAGTTAATGGAATGACCTGTTTCATTTCTTTTTCCAGCCAGATACGGCCCTTTTCAGAATCAAACCAGTCCTTTCGCTCTTTTGGCGTCATTTTATTCGGGTCCTGGTGCTCTGCCGCCGGAGAGGCTGGCGTTTCCATCAAAACCCGTATCACATCAGTCAGGAGGTAGAGTTTTTTCTTTTCATTACTCCCCGGAGCAAGGGGAACCCCGGAAAGCCGACTGACAACTGTTTGCCTGTGTAATCCTGTTATGGCGGATAACTGACTGATGTTACATTTAAGGTTTTTCAGCTCACCGTCCATCCACTCACTCCAGGATTTATTTTGTTCCTGCACTCCCTTAAAAAACGCAAAGATGATGAACAAAAAACATACAATTCATCATCTTTTATTTTTTATCTTAATAAAAACAAAGAATTACAACATGATGATGATGCATGAAAAATCAAAAATGCGCCGAATCCCGCGAGCCCGAAGCCACCCGTGGCGCCCCCTGCCCGGGAGTACCTTTTTAATACAGTCACCATTGGTTACTAGTTTTTCCTGCATTACCGTGGCATTGGGTGCGAATATACGCCTGCGCCCCTTCCAGTTGCTTTTGCATCGTCGTCACTCGCTCTTTGAGGGCGAAATAATCCCGTTGAGCGGAGTCTGCCAGTCTGGGGCTGGCTGCATTATCCATGCGGGCGGTGGAGGTGGATTTACCTGTCGGCACTGCGGGGCATGTTGCGTTGACGTACAGGCGACGGCGACCAGCGGCAACATCATCGCGCAAAGCATCATTCTCAGCTTTCGCATCGGCTAATTCCTTCGTGTATTTTGCATCGAGGGCGGCAACGTCACGCTGGCGCGTTTGCATATCACTGATAGTCTCGTTCGCCAGCTTCAGGTTGTGAGTGGCGGTGTCCCGCTGCTGCCGGAAACGTACCGCGTTACTGTGGTAATGGTCTGTTGCCCATGCCAGTACCGCGACCACAATCAACAATGAGGCTATTACACCCGTGGTTATACGGTTCATTTCAGCCCCCACGTACACACCTCGTGCTCGATCTCGCGACGCGTTACCAGCCCTTTCCACTGCTTACCACCTGCATACGTCCAGCGTTTAAGCTCGTTGCAGGCACCGGCCAGATCACCAGCGTTGAGTTTTTTCAGCAGGGTTGACCTGGCAAACGCGCCAGTACCAACGTTGTACGCAAAGGAGTAGAGCGCAGCTCTTTCGCTGTTCGGGATACTGGCCTTAATCAGTGGATCAATGCGGGCTGCGACCAGTGCAAGGTCTTTATTCAGCAGCGCATCACACTCCGCATCGGTATAGTGCTTGCCAGGTAAAATGTCTTTTCCCGTATGCCCGTCACATACGGTAAGTACGCCAGCCACATCTCGATAGGGTTCGTGGCGCCTGCCTTCCAGACCGTGATTACCGCCAAGCATCGCCGCAGCTATCACTATTGCACTCGCGCCACCAGCCAGAAGGGCCTTAACTTTTGTCCTGAGCGCCATTATTCCCCTCCGGCATTTCAGATACCGCCAGCATTTTTAACGTGCTGTCATGGTCGTTTTTTTCCAGAATCCGGGCGATTAGCCTGTTACGCTCCTCCATCGCGGCAGCCTGCCTTGCCTGAGCCTGCTCTGATTTCTTTTTGTAATGCTTATTAACCAGAAACGTACCAATACCCAGAACAATACCTATCAATGCGCCATAGTCGTTTAACGTCCACTGGGCGCATATGCCGCTGATTAATGCCCAGATGTAGGCCAGCCATGTTGTATGTTTATCCATTGTCATAACTTCCCCTGTCCGGGAAATGGACTACCCGGATGTCGGGTAAGTGGAAATAAAAAAGGCCGCGCAATAGCGCAGCCTGGTGAGGGATGCAGGAGCCGATCCCCATTTTCATACAGATATCTTCACTACATTTCCCAGCTTTGATATCGTTGATTTAATAAAATCAATAACCTGAAAGGACACTCATGAACGGGAAAACGTTGTACACCCTGGACAGGCTCGGAACATTATCAGCAGGAGCTCGCATTGAACATCAAACAGCTTGTTGTTCCATCGAACTTCAGGAGCACGTCGCAAATCGTTTTTGGTCACAAGTATCAAGGCACGGCAATAATTATTTCTTCAACCACAATATCAACCTTCTTAAATCCAAAGAAAATATGAGTATTTTCATGGAAATGCTTCTTGAAGAAAGAAGAAGAGCAAACTTTCCAGATAAACCATCCCGGTTTCGTTCTCTCTTTGCCTGTGAAGCTATCCATGATGCAGCCAGGTTTAGATTGTTAAGCCATGTGCCTTCAAATACAGCTATCTATGAAGTCCATCAGACCGCAGGTTGCCACAGAGCTGATATGAATTTACTCAATGTAAACTGTACCCCTCCAGAAATGTCACATCGACTGGATCTTTACTGGCAAGGTAAAACAAAAGAATTATATCCCGGCTATGAACCATTTTGGGAAGTACTTGTACCGTTGCCTGCAATCATTGGTGGGAGGATTCAGGAATAACGGATTGCTGTCCTGACTCCGGTTTTACTTCCGTAGCCAAAATAGCTCTGACTCAGCTTTAACTCCTGGATAACTTTTTCCATTGCTTTCAGCGCATCCTCTAAATGATAACAGTCAACTTCAAGCACAAACGTTTTGAGGTTGTCGCTGTTCACTCCCGGAAACAATGAGTGACTGTGTTGACCCGATTGATACATAGTGTCCTCCTGAAACGACAAAATCCCACGGCTTCTGCGAGATTTTTTTGCAAAATAATGTGGAAGCCAATCCCCGCTATGCGGCAGTGGTATACAGACAATCAGGGGTATGATTTACGCAGCTAATATTTCAAGCCGTCTTCCAAGCGCCGCCAGCGCGTTCTATATCTAAGCTGGTGGTTGTAACAGCCCCGACAGTACTTCTGCTTCACCGTTATGGCAGATATCATCGCCCCTTGTCAGATGCCAGACACCAACAATAAGCTGTCCTGATTCCAGATCGTCAACTGTGTCGTTCGTATAGTATGCCACCTGAACAACACCGTTATGCTGAATCCAGTAATACCCTTCTTTCATTCACACCTCCGCCAGACTAAGCAAATAGTATAGGGCGAAGCAGAAAATGCCACAGTGCAAGAAACCACAATTCAAAGCCTGTTGAACAAAAAAGGCCCGCGAATGCGAACCCCTAAAACGCAAAAACCCGCTCAATGGCGGGTTCTTTTGTGTTCATGTCTGTTATTCGCCTCGCGATACAGCTTTGCGAAGCATACCGGGATTGAAGCAGTTTGTGGCTAAAAATGCAATAGCTTTTTTGCTAAAGCTGCATCAGCCTTTCCACCAGTTGATCTTTGCGAATAACAAACCAACCGTTGGCTCTCGCCAGTTCCAGCCATGACTCAAGGGAAATGACAATGTCATCATCCCGCAACAGGATTGTGGAAACAGTGACACCGCTTTGCTGATAACAGAGAACTCGCGTGTCGTAACTTTTCTGGCATGAAACTAGCACTGAAGGGTTCTTTTGGCTGAAGTAGCAATCCTCCAGCTTCTCGAATACCTCCCATGCCTGATCTGTTTCGAGCATTTTTGCATGGCGGGCTGCGCCGCGTTCTGTCCAGAGGATTAGGGAGCGAACGTTACGGGCGATTTTCACAGAAACTCTTAAAGAGTTTCTGTTCTTCAGCTCCCGTAATTCATCGCCTTCGATCAGAAAAAAGTGTTTCCCTTCTATAAATCGTTCTTTGTTTCTATTGAAATTATTTGTTAAGCGCTGGCGCTCTGTTCCGTACAGCTCAGCCAGCAGTTCTGTTGTTATGACAGGAAGATGGTTGTGTGTAAGTGATGGGAGGTTTTCAACAGACGTACTGTTCATGGGCATGTCCTTTCGAATATTTTGATTTACCCCTTTTGAGAGGGCGACCGGGCGCTCAAAACCGTCGAAAGTCGGCGGGCATATTTCCATTGCTGGTATTGTATTAGCCACACGCCCGGTCATAAACCAAGAATTCTGGACATAAAAAAACCACATAGCTGTCGGGTGTGGATTCCGCTTTCGAGGTGTTTTGAGCACCGGAAAATACTATATTCTGAAGTTGATGATTATGTCAATCACCACCGCCGACGCCAATCGGATTGGGTGGTGAGACGTACAGGGTTGGCGTAACCGGATCACCGACCGGCGAGCCTTTCGGCTCCCCCATACGCCCCACCATAATTCAGATGCGCGTATACAAACGACAATAAAAAACACGCTCGCGGCGTGTCTCTGTCGCGGTGAAATTCCGGGACGCCAATCCCGACGTCAGATTTTGCTGGCGTGCCGGGAATATAGCCCCGGATAACAAACAGAGTCAACGGGCAATTTTGTGGGCATCGGTTGCAAACGCTTCACGCATCGGCAGATAAAGCATAAACTCCGCCATTTTTAGCCACACACCTATGCGATTACGGCACGTTGCATAACACCAGTCTGGATATTGTTTGTTTAGTAAATCAGCCATCCTTCTCTGACTCATTCCCCGCCCTTCGTAACGCTGGTGAATCAACTTTTTCAGCGCCGGATACTCAGCTAATACAGTACCAATCACGCGGTCAATCAACATGGCCTCGGCATCAGTACAATGCGCCAGCCAGCTTTTTTGTTTCCCGTTCATCATTTCACGCAGAAAGGCCTCCAGCTCTGGCTTGCTTGTTCCTGATTTTTTCAGACGGCGTAAAGCCTCATTGATGGCTGTTTTTGTCAGTTTTCTGGAGGCCAGCAACTGGTTAAACATATTGCCGGGTTTACCGCTGCCGATGTATGACCATCGTCCCCACATACGGAGTTTTCCCTGAATCCACACGCTTTCCAGTGTATTCAGTCGAAAATATTCGCCCGGTTTTCCGGTACTGGTTGGATAAATCATTTCGGTACCACCTTTCCCATGCGTACAAGTTTAATCACTGTCAGTACGATTGCCCTGTTCATCAGACACCGGCGTTCTTCCCTGCTCAGGTGACTGCCGTTATCGATTTCATGATGGCATTCCTGACAAATAGCCGCCGTGGCGCAGTCATCCGTTTTCATTCCCATGCCTTTGCCTTCATTCATGTGCGCGACCTGCGTTCCCCACCGACCACACAGCACGCACTGCTCAATCTGCCCGACGGCTGCCAGCCATTTTTTACTGCGGTAAGTTTTCATTTCAGATAAGAGCACGCACGCCTCCGTACTGGCACATGCCCGAATTCCGGTAACAGGGCGCTTACCGTCCAGTGAATACAGTCATGATTCAGACTGCGCTCCGTCTTTACCCCCCTGCGCCGGTACTGCTTCACCAGCTCATCCGCCTCTTCGGTGGTACACGCCGGATGCTGAAACCATGTCATTTTCATGCGAACTCCAGCAGATGCGCGGCCACATTTTCAACTTCTTCCGGAGAGGAAAATTTACGAAACAGAATCCAGTTCCACAGGACGTTCAGCACAGCCTTATAGACCTGTTGAAACTCGGTTTCGTCCATACTGGCGAATGCTATGGATTTCGCCCGGCGCCCGCAGCTGCCATCCGGATAAAAATGCTCGGTATAAAACCCGGCCTGAACGGTTACCCATTCCCGGAAGGCATCGAAAGATTTAAGAAGGGCGACATCCCCGGTTCGCAGGGTAGCTACGTTATGGAGGTACTGTTCCGCCGCCTCGTTAAGGGCCGGGGTATATTCCTGGCCTGCGGAGTCGCAAAGAAAATTAACGAACCCGGAGATAAGTTTCTGTTCCCGCGATGTGACCGTGCCGCCCGTTGGTGTCCAGTAGTCGAAACCAAGCTGAAGGAGTTTAAAAAATCGTTTATGAAAGGCGTAGTTGCGGACACGCTTAAAATCGGCGTGTATCCACTCACCGATTTTTACTGAGCGCAGGAAATCCCCACTCTCCGGCGTCGCCGGGAGCAGAAGCCCTGATGAGGTTTGCTTGACCAGTTGTAAATGCGCCATCGTTCTCTCCGGTGGCGCAGTAGATTGGGAGTTCAGCCCGCAGGCGAGTATAACAAAGGATGATTATTCATGATAACCGGCTCTGATAGTCAGCTCATTAATCAGGGTATCGCTCCCCATGATGTCATTTTGCAACAACGGCAGAAACCGGACATAGCGGCCATCCCGATACATCAATGACCTGTTGCAGTCAGGAAAAAAATCCATTTCAGCAATTACTGTCATGTCATCACGGCGAATAACAGCATATTTACAAGTAAGTGTTTTATTTAGTTTTTTCACGGTGTCTCCATAGATAACGAACTTGAGCATTTTTAAAGCATCTTCATTCTCACCATGAATATATAGGAGACTATTAATTACCATCATCAATAAATGTGTCTATTTTTTGACCATGTGCAATGACATTTTCTCTGTGTTTTATTTATAATCTTATAACTGGTTATTTTTTGATATGCTCATTTCCCGGACATTACAAAAACCGCCGGCGCAGGTATTAAGTGCGGGTACATTGAGGTTGTCTGACACATCACAAGTGACGGAGATTCATCCCCAAGGTCTCTTACTTAGCAATGAAGACAACTACCTCCTCTCTGTCTGGCCGGTTCGATCGCAGTCTCTCCTCGTTACTGGTGCAGTCACTGTGACGGTGATGCAGATGATAATCAGGACGATTAATATCGCTGCGGTTGACTTATCCGGCAAAATTATGCTGCCATGATGCCAGTTAACCATACTGGCATCATGGCCAACCGGCATCGAAAAGCATGTTGACCAGACTCGCAGACCATTGAATCACGCAACAACCAGTTACTGTCATCTGATGAAAAAGGCTGTGCATAACAGAATCAGAACTGACTGGTATCAGGGCCATGTTCTTCAGCAGCAAATACATAAAATGAAGCAAGATATAAAGAATGAAGGAAAAACCGAGTATAAAAAACGTACAGAATTGTCTGAAGTAACTTCCCTGCAGCATTGAAGCCGCAGGGAATCTGTTTATGGTGTAACTATATTGAACCAGAACTCAAACTTGTCCATATAGCCCAGCATCTCATCCAGTTTCGCAGCATTACCGGTAACGTTGACTTCTCCTTTATCTTGAGCCTGCTTCAGAGTTTCTTCCTTCAGGATAATTTTATTCAGCGTGTCACGGTTCAGAGTAATCGTGGCATCAGCATCTTTCGCTTCAGCATTAGCCGTGTGGTTCAGCACGCCATTTTCCAGCTCAAGCTTGTACTTTCCGCCGTCGCTGCCAAGGTCAATATTAAATACCGCCCGGGCATTACCCGCTTTTTCACCGTTGATATGTACAGCCAGGAAGTCGAAGAACATTTCAGGGGTCATCGCCCGAACGGTATCCGGACTTGCTGTATTTGGCGTCGGACCTTTAACCACACCGTTACGCAGCTCCTGCGCACCGGTCAGGTAGAAGTTACGCCATGGACCAGATTCAGCCTGATACCCCAATTGCTCCAGCGCATCGGCTTCAAGGTTACGTGCATTCTGGTTATTTGGATCGGCAAACACGACCTTACTCACCACCTGAGCAACCCAACGGTAGTTCCCCTGGTCAAAGTCTGCTTTAGCTTTCTGAAGAATCGCATCGGCACCGCCCATGTATTCAACAAATTTCTTGGCCGCTTCTTCGGGTGGCAGCTCATCAAGGGTTGCCGGATTGCCATCGAACCAACCGAGATACAGCACATACGTTGCTTTTACGTCATGGCTGATGGAGCCGTAATAGCCGCGGTTGGCCCAGGTTTTTGCCAGGCTATCCGGTAGTTTGAAGTTGGCCGCTATTTCGTCGCGAGTCAGACCTTCATTGGCCATGCGCAGAGTCTGGTCATTGATATAACGATACAGGTCTCGCTGGCTTTTCAGCAGACCAACAACATTCTCGTTACCCCAGGTCGGCCAGTGGTGCTGGGCCATAATAATTTCAGCTTTGTCACCCCAACGCACTATAGCTTCGTTGATATATTTCGACCACGGCAACGGCTCACGAATTTTTGCGCCACGTAGCGAGTAAGTGTTATGCAGGGTGTGAGTGACGTCCTCTGCGGCTTCGATGAGTTTCTTCTCTTCGATGAACCACAGCATTTCCGAAGGGGCTTCCGAACCAGGGGCCAGCATAAAGTCGTAAGTCAGGCCATCAATCACTTCTTTCTGGCCGTCTTTATCGATGATATTAGTGGGCGCAATCAGTGTCACCGTCCCCGCAGAGGTGGTCGTCCCCAGTCCGGCGCCAACCTGGCCGGAGGCATCTGGTTTCAGGAGGTTGCCATACATATAGCTGGCACGGCGGCTCATCACGTTGCCGGCCATAATATTCTCGGCTACTGCTGCCTCCATAAAGCCAGCAGGCGCATACACTTTCACCTTGCCGGATTTCACGTCCGCTTCATCGACAACGCCACGCACACCGCCATAGTGGTCAACATGGCTATGAGTATAAATGATGGCGACAACAGGCTTATTGCCACGGTTTTTGAAATACAAATCCATACCGGCTTTGGCTGTTTCCGCAGAAACCAGCGGATCGACAACCGTAATCCCCTCTTTACCTTCGATAATCGTCATGTTGGATAAATCAAGGTTACGAATCTGGTAGACGCCGTCTGTGACTTCAAACAAGCCACTGATATTGATTAGCTGGGACTGACGCCACAGACTAGGGTTAACAGTGTCAGGAGATTTTTCCCCTTCTTTTATGAAAGCGTACTGCTGTGGATTCCAGATGACATTCCCTTGCTCTCCCTTAATCACCTCTTCAGGTAAACCAGCGATAAAGCCTTTATGGGCATTCGTGAAATCGGTGTTATCAGAGAAAGGAAGTTGGTTATAAAGCGCATCGTTAGCTTGCTTGGTTGAAGCAGTGGCACCTTTTGGGGCTTCCTGTGCAAATAAAGGTGTCAGCGCAGTGGAAGAGAGTAGCCCCGCCAGCGCAAAACTTTTAACGATCAACTTAAGTCTCATTTGTACCCCTCATGTAAAAATATTCTGTATCACTCAGTCTGGTAGATTAATTATCTGTTAATTCAAACAATTAAAGTTATTGCTGACCATTTTCTCTCTTTTAAATATAACCAAAACGTTACATTTCGCCATTTATGGATACAAATAAATCGTGTTTTACGTCAGCCAGTTCCATCCTCTTTTAGTCAGTGGGGTAAGCTCGCTTCCCGTTTCCGGGAGACAACTATAATTATTCCCCCTACTACAGAAGCGTTGACTATAAGTTCGTCACTGTGGAACAAAAATCATCTCATCAGCCAAAAATGCTGCCTGGCATGATAGCTTTTCCATTTTTCACTGTGAGGTATCTGCGCACTACACTGGATAGTAATTATTCATTATATGAGGCGGTTAAGGATGGGGCAGGATTCGGACGACAGGCGCCGTACTTCCAGTGCTGGAAGGATATGGCAGGATCATAAAGATATGGTCACGCAAGCGCTACGTGTAAGTATTCCGTGGTTCACATTTGTGAATATCAGTTTTGCGCTTATCATTTTATTTCGCCACATACTCATCAGTGACTTTGACAAGTCGATCAGTGCACAGACCGGAATACTGCCTTTAATAGACGATATTATGGGCAGTATTATTGTTTTTTCGTTCCTGATACTCCTTTTCATTTACCGCCTTCCGGCCAGATTTACTCCTCTTTGTCTGGTGATGCTGCTGATTCTCAGTCTGATGTGGAGCTATTGTAGCTACTGTTTTATTGTCTGGTGGCAACTGCCTTTTGCCTGGCCTCTCAGTGTCATCCTTATGCTTACCGCGCTGGCTGCGCTTTATTATCATCTGCCAGCGTTGCTACTTTTCATCGTCCCGTTATGGCTGACCGCCCTGCTGGCCAGTGTGCAGCTTAACCAGTATGTGAATATCCGTTTTTTATTAGTCTGGCTTACTCTTACCGCCATACTCATTTATGGTCGCTTTATCCTGCAGCGCTGGTTTGATGAAGCCTGGTTGCGTTACCAGGAAAACCGGATGCTTATCGCGCGTCTCGACGTTATGGCTCACCAGGATGCACTGACCGGGACCGCTAATCGACGTTCAATGGAAAGTTTTCTTGAGGATGCTCTCCGCCAGACGGAGCCGTTTGTACTGATCATGCTCGATGTGGACTATTTCAAAAACTATAACGACCATTATGGTCACCAGGCTGGCGATGCCTGTCTGGCAAAGGTGGCCGGGGTAATGAAGAGGTCGGTTCGTACTCCGGCAGACCTGGTGGCACGTTACGGGGGCGAGGAGTTTGTCGTTGTGCTGCCTTCGTCGTCGCTGAATGAAGCTGCACTGGTTGCTGAACGTATTCAGACAAACCTGCGTGAAACCGCAATGCCGCATGCAGCATCTGCGGTTAGCGAAACGGTCACCGTCAGTATGGGCATCACCCTTTCCACAGCCGGTGACACTGTTACCGGCATTATTGCCAGAGCGGACGAGGCCCTTTATCGGGCTAAACAACAGGGACGTAATCGTTGGGTAAAGTAAAACCAGTTGCCCGGTGTTTGATACAGATGATCACCTTGCCATACTCAGATAATTAAAACTGAATATTTGGAAGCAAAAAAGACAGTCGGACTCACGGAACCTTTGCGCTGGTACAGCCTGAATATCAGATAAAATTATGTCCAGCCGCAGACAACCAGTTGACAGTGGAATATTCCTGGTGTTGTGAACAAGGCGACATTCACAACACGACTGTGCTCACGGAATTCAAATGCCGAACGGGTGATTACGATATTCGCTACCTCTGCAAAGTTATATTATTCGATTTTCATGCAGATTTCGCCTCCCGGTGATGTCCCCGATAAAATGCCAGTACCCTTTGCATCGTCACGCTGTTCCGGCACTCCGTACAGATAACGTTTCTGGTCCGGTCGTAGGAACTCACGACACCTTCCGGCGTTTTCAGAAAGCGGGTAATCCTGGCATCTTCACGTTTCTGCCTCCAAAACAGGAAAGCCTGTTCCGAAGGAAAAATACCGCTTCTCCCGGCCTGATACAGATCCCCACAACTTTCCGCCTTTTCCAGGTAGTGGCGGGCTGTAAAAATGGTTAACCCTGTTATCTTCCGCAGCTCTCCAAACGTCATCCGACCGTGTGTTCGTACCAGTTCCGTCAGGCGCTTCTGTATTTCAGCTTTCTGCGCCGGTGTGTAATTTCTGCTCATAAATCCCCCCTGTTAAAGCCTTCCCGCCGCCTTACGCCGTCTGAATTCTTCCATCATCAGTTGTGCCGGGGTTGGCCCTGCAGGATGACGCGGCGCTGCCAGTTGACGGCGTACCGGCGGTATGCTGAAACCATTACCGACGTGTTTTGTCCACTTCGCCAGTAACCGTTCTGCAAGTCGTTTCAGTTCGCCTTCCGTCATCTGGTGCTCAACGCCCGTTCTGCGCATCTCGGTGCAGATGTGATACAGAACCGGCTGAGGCCACGGATATTTATCACTGCCGGAGTAGCGCCAGGACTCGTTACGCCAGTGACGATATTCCGCCAGCACCGCATCGGCTGTGAGACCAAACGCATTAGCTCCGCTTTCAGAAACCAGCGAAATAAACTCAGCCAGGTCCGGCGGCCATGTCTCAGCCGCCCGGCATCGCTCCATACACTGCTGACAAATCAGCCGGATTTGGCGCTCAGTCATCGCCCCAATCTGGGCCACCCACAGCTTCGAAGGTGCCGCGCCGTTCTTCTGCGTCCATCGGTTCGAATAAATTTCCCCCATGACTTCCCAGAGTCGCCAGGCCGTCTCCGTCGCTGACGATCCCGTTTTCGCGTTCCCACTGCACGCGGGCTGCCCTGATTTGCTGTACTGCCCGCGATGCGATGCTGTCTGGCTGGATTTCTGCATGGCTTTCTCCCCTGCTGGCTGGTTTCGCCTTTGCCCTGACGTGGTTTACGTGACGGGCGAATTTTTGTTCCCACTGGATTTGTGTGAACACCTTTCCCTCCGACGTCCAGTAATCCCTGAACGCGACAAGCTCCGTAGGTAAATACTCCGGCTCTGGTAACGCAACGCCCCACTGGGCGGCCCGTTGTCGGAAATCCAGCGAGGGATGCCAGTCATCCATCATTGAGAATTTCCCGATCGGCTCGTTCAGGCCTTCCCGGTATTCCGGTTCAGTCACGACAGGCTGTTGCATAATTCCAGGCTGACTAACCGGAGCACTCGCGCGCGCACGCGCGTTATGTGTGGGGTTTAATTCTTTTAGATCTATATCTTTATTAGTTCCCTTTTTGTTGGCTTCCTGTTTAAACACCGAACCAACACCTGTTGAACATGTGTTACTTCCACTGGCGGCCTGCGTTTTCTTCCTGTTCCTTCTGGACTGAACAGATGCTTTCCCTGCTGCCGACTTTTTCGCCAGAACATCCCTGACCGCAGCGAGATCATTCTCGATACGCTCATGAATCCATTCAGTGCCGTTATCAATGAAAAATTCTCTCAGGGACTCTTCCACAGCCCCCCAGCGTTCACTGCTAATCCGAGCAATTTTTGCCAGCCTGCTTTTCGGGATAGCTCTTCCGGTCTGCCAGTAATTGAACATCAACAACAAATAGGCTCCATGCTCCTCGGCAGAAAGGTGCATGGTGTCCGCCAGATAATCAGCGATGTAAAGCTGCATGTATGGAAGTGTGGCCATAAAGCCTCTCTACGTTCTTTTCCGGGCGATCTGAAAACATAAAAAATTACTCACTGGTCATGTCTCTGGTACTGCTGGCGATAACCGCTACGTAACGCCTGTAACGCATATATGGCCTCGTCACACTTTCGCTCAAAATCCGCCAGCGGCGCGCCAAGAAGTACCGCGCTGGCCACTGCGGTTTTTTTAAAAGCTGTGAAAGCAGGTATTCAATGCTCTGCCCTGCCGTTATTCGTTTATGCAACTCCGGCGCACTTTTGCGGATCGCCTCCAGAATAGCGGGGATCAGCGCAGAGAATTTCTCGCAGTGCTCCGCCGTTTCCCGTTTCCGCCAGCGCTGAAAAATGTTTATCCGGTTACGGCGCCATGCGTCGTAATCCACCGTTCCGTCGTCACGCTCGATACGGTGAACCGCTATTTCCGGTCGCGCCGGCTGCTCCAGGAATGAGCGGGTGATCAGTTGCGTGGCGGTTTCCTGGGTTATCTGTAGATATGCCAGCCATGACGATAACGCCTGACTGGCTGTTTCAGGGGTGATCATGGTTGTTCACCTTCGCTAATATGGTTCTGCTATCGTTCACATGAGGCGGGAAAACATCATCAAGAACACAGCGAGATCCCAGATGGTTAAGTGTGGCAACAATTTTTCGGCACTCCTCCAGTCCGGGTGTGCGAAAATTTGCTTCGTAGTTCGCCAGACGGCTCTGTATCCATCCCAGGTGAGTCGCAAACTGCCGTTGAGATAGCCCCAGTTGCTTTCTGTATGTTGAAATTTTGTTCATTTAAAACCTCCGCCAACAATTCTAAACACAATTTGTGTTGCATGGTCAAGCTGTTTTGTGTTTTGCGTAAATCACGCATCGTGATAAAAGGGAGCCATGAGAAAAGAAAATGAAAAAATTGCCGCCAGCCGGCTTAATGATGAGATCGCAATGCGCCTCAAGGAGCGCAGACAAAAACTCGGTCTGTCTCAAGGTAAACTAGCTGAGATTTGTGGATGGACTCAGTCACGCATAGGAAACTATGAAGCAGGAAGTAGAAATGTTGGGGTGTATGATGCAGTTGTACTTGGTGAAGCACTAGGTATTTCCCCACCCGAACTTCTGTTTGGTGAAAGGGACTCCTCGCAGGCATGGCTAAGTGATCAACACAAAAAATTGCTTGAGTTATTCAATCAGTTACCAAGCTCAGAGCAACAACGAATGATTGATCTCTTTGAGGTTCGTTTAAAAGAGATTGATGACTATGTTGAAACGTACCTAAGAAATCGCCTTAAAAACTCAACTCAACCTCCAGAAAACTAACTTAAGACTTGACCTGAATAGTTTAAAACCTGCCACTGGCGGGTTTTTTATTGCCTCAAGCCCAGCAGAACGCCCTCCCCCAACCAAAAACACATTTTGTGTTGACAATTGTATATCATTTCGTGTTTAATGAATTCATCAAGACAACGCCAGACCAGATAACAGCCGGACAATACCATGAGTTATCCCGCTGCTGAGTCGGGCTAAGTAGCCAGCCTGAGGCATACGAACATGACGGCAGTTGTTGTTAAGTAACAAGCGCAGTAGATAAAACGTTCCGCCGCCGGGCGTTAAGCGGATGAGGGAAAAATGAAAGCAATCGACTTAGGCAACAATGAATCTGTGGTTTATGGCGTATTTCCCAACAATGACGGTACGTTTACCGCCATGACGTTTACCAGAAGCAAAACCTTCAAAACTGAAGCTGGCGCACGACGCTGGTTAACAAGAAACCATTGTGATTAAGAGTCATACAGGAAGCCGGATTCAGAAAAGCATCCGGCGCAACACGAAAGCGCACTACGCAGAACCTTAATTAAGCTGGCAGCACAGGAACCAGTGAGGTATGAGATGAACTTCAGAGAATTACCGATATCAGTCCAGAACATCGCAGCTCAACTGCTGGCGGATAGAATGCCGTGTGCCACCAACACCAGTGAAAACGAACCAGCAATGGCACTGGCCCAGAATATCAACGACGCTTTTACCAAGCTCTATAACCCTATGAAAACATATACCATTAACTATGACCCTGGTCGTCCTGGCCCTATAAGCGCGGAGGAGGAGCCGGAGCAAATTTAGCTATTTCATCCGCCAGCGCTATACATTCCTGAAACCCAGATGCGCGTAATTCATCGAGAATAACGTTTGCTTCACATGAATTATGAAGCTTGTAAAGGATAAGGGCGAGAGCATATTTAATCGCAACAAGCTCATTGGTGGATGCTTTTATTTTAGTTGTCATAACGGATTTCCTTTTACTGGTTGTGTGAGAACTCCAGTATACCACCGAGCCTGAAGTGGTAAAAAGACAGGCCGCCTGCTCCACGTTACGGAGCACACAACACGAAAGCGCGTTGCGGGATATGTTCATATTGATCCTGTCGTTAATCCAGCCTGACAGCGCGCTTCCGGTTGCGAGTGGAACCCGTGACATTGCTGTGTGTAGTCTTTGGCGGTACCAGTTCATTCCTTTCTGGTTTCCGCCCTTTTTAAAGCGAATTTTGTGGTGTGGTGAATGCGGCTAAGCGCACGCGGCACAGTTAAAAAGACATAACGGTCCTTCATGTTGTGGGTGAAAATAGTAGTCGGCGGTAATGGTTAACTGGTTATCGTCACCTGGAGGCACCAGGCACCGCACCAACAAAATTCGCTTATAAACAGGCAAAGAGGATAAAACGATGATACCTGTCATTACACCTCGTTCCGACTGGATGCGCAGTCCGGCTAAACAGCAGACTGCAATAAACAGAAAACCGGGCTTGATTCGTAAAATTTATACTCTACTCACCCAGAAAGGAGACCCGACATTAATTAACTGCGCATATTGTCAGAAAGCAATACCGGAAGAGACCGCATACGAATATGAACTGATATATATGCACGGAACGCTTATTTCACGTAAAAAACAAAAATATTGCAGTAAACGCTGTGCCAGCCATGACCAGATGGCACATGAACTTTAATTAATCATTTACTGAAACAATAAAACTATGCCAGCAATGGCAGGGATTCACTCAACCTGAAAAAGGAAATAAAAATGAAAAATACAACGCCTGATGCAGCAGTATTACAGGAACTAAAAGAACTCACCAGCCGTATATTTAAAATATGCGAGCAAAACAATATGCCGGTAGTTATTGGCTATTCATACGAGTTAAGCAGAAACAAAGATGGCTATTCAATAAATAAATCAATAACTGCATATGCAGATGAAAAAACAGGGGCATGGGATTCCACTATAGCCGCAGCAGCCATGTTGCTCAAAGTGAAAGACGTCCCCCGGGAGGTTATTGGTGCATTGAAGAGCCTGTCTGTTGCCAGTGATTTTGCGCGGGCGATGTCTGAGGCCTCAAAGGAAAAAATCCTGCATTAAATGCAGGCGCTTCCCCGGCTTTACATCCCGGCGATGCTGAGGTGAGCGACCAGACCCACCACCAGAGACATGACCAGTGAGCACCCGGAGAGGATTTTCACTGGCAAAACGATTTTAATCTTAACTGAGGTTAAAAAACAATGAGCATTAAGCAGGAAGAATATTCATTTTATTACAAGGTTAAAAATGAAAGTGCCAGGAAACGCCTCGGCTTTAAAGCCGGTTTTTTCTGGTGTACAGCTAAAAAGCAGTCACTCGCCCTCTCCCGTGGCGAACTGGCTATGGATGCTGCCGGATTTGATGAAGCTGATTTTGCCAGACCTGTACGCGTACATTTTCCGGTAGAAAATGACATTCCGCCCGAGGGTGTCTTTGACACTAAATTTTGTGAAAACCGCGAACCCGGTGGCGAAGACGGCAAAACCCTGACACTTATCCCCGGCGCAGCTTCTGCTGTTAAATCAGATGAAACAGAACGCGCCGACGGTGCTGGCACTCCTGCCGGAGAAAACGGCATACAGGAATCTCATAACCCGCCAGCAAACCCTCAACTGACCGTGGTTGCGACACTGCCGTTCCGCCATCGCGTTCTGGCACAGTATATTGGCGATGGAGAATATCTTTATCACGTCGACGCCTCCCAGAAAAAAGAAATTCTGCGTCTCGAAATGGACACCGATAATTCATATGTCCAGAACCTGCTGCTTGCCGCCGAGAATGTTGAAGCGTTCAAGAAAGCCATTGAACATGACATTCACAAAATAGTGAATGCCGTTAAAAAAGTATTCCCTGTCGATGGAAAAACTCCTGAACTGGCGACTGTTATCCAGTTCCTTAAAACATGGTTCGAGACGGAGCATATCGATCGCGGTTTGCTCGTTAAGGAGTGGGCGAAAGGCAACCGTGTATCGGCTATTCAACGCACTGAAAGCGGCGCCAACGCTGGCGGTGGCAATAAGACTGACCGTAACCCTGATTACGAACACACTCTCGATACTCTGGACGTAGAGATTGCAATGGCCACTTTGCCTATGGACTTTAATATCTATGAGCTACCTGGCAGCGTTTACCGTCGCGCAAAAGAAATCGTAAAGAAAAAGGAAAGTCCGTTCAAAGAATGGTCCGCAGCACTTCGCGCAACGTCCGGTATCCTGGATTATTCCCGCGCCGCTATTTTCGCGCTGATCCGAAGCGCACACCCTGAGTTTTATCACTACCCCGGACGCCTTCAGGGGTATATCAACGCCAACTTAACGGAGACTGATCACGAGAACCCCACCGAGGAAGCTCTCACGGCTGCCCGACACACTCCGGAAAAAGACGCGGTAGAAGAAGCCAACCGACAGCTTGCCGCCGCGCGCGGTGAATATGTCGAAGACATCAGCGACCCGAACGATCCGAGGTGGGTTCATAACAATTACAGCGCCTCAAATCAGGGTGAAAAAGAAGATGTGGTGCCGGAGGAAAAACAACCAGCAGCAGAGCCGGAGGCTGTCACCAGAAACGCGGACGGGACTTTCGATGTATCAGCGCTATTCCCGCCCCCCTCAAACCAGACCGAAAAAACGGAAGCCAGAACAGAAAGAGATGGAGAAACGCCGAAAGAGAGCAACCAGCAGGAAACGGCTGGCGATACAGGGCAGGAAATTACAACGGACGGTGGATCAGGTACTGGCGGTGATGAAGCTGGCGAAGCGGCAGATCCCGTAGAAAACGGAAATTTCACTGTCCCTGATGATATACAGCCAGGTATTTACTATGACATCCCTAACGAGGCGTATCACGCTGGCCCCGGCGTCAGTAAATCACAGCTTGATGATATCGCAGATACACCAGCAATTTATCTTTGGCGCAAAAATGCCCCCGTGGACACGGAGAAAACAAAATCTCTCGATACAGGAACGGCTTTTCACTGCCGGGTACTGGAACCAGAGGAATTCAGTAAACGCTTCATCATCGCACAGGAGTTTAACCGCCGTACCAGTGCAGGAAAAGAAGAAGAGAAAACCTTTCTGGAAGAGTGCGCCCGGACAGGAAGAACCGTGCTTACGGCAGAAGAAGGCCGGAAAATCGAACTTATGTACCAGAGTGTGATGGCGTTACCGCTGGGGCAGTGGCTGGTTGAAAGCGCCGGATATGCTGAATCATCAGTCTACTGGGAAGATCCGGAAACAGGAATTTTGTGTCGGTGCCGTCCGGACAAAATCATCCCTGAATTTCACTGGATCATGGATGTGAAAACCACTGCTGATATCCAGCGGTTCAGGACAGCTTATTACGATTATCGCTACCACGTACAGGACGCTTTCTACAGCGACGGTTATCGGGCGCAGTTCGGTGAGATTCCCACCTTCGTCTTCCTTGTTGCCAGTACAACCGCCGAATGTGGGCGTTACCCGGTTGAGATTTTCATGATGGGTGAAGACGCAAAACTGGCAGGTCAGCGGGAATATCGTCGCAATCTGCAAACCCTGGCCGAATGCCTTAATAACGATGAATGGCCTGCCATTAAAACTTTATCACTGCCCCGCTGGGCGAAGGAGAATGCAAATGCCTAAACAACCACCTATTGCAAAAGCCGACCTGCAAAAAACACAGGGAGCACGCACCCCGACGGCAGTGAAAAATAACAACGATGTGATCAGCTTTATCAACCAGCCTTCCATGAAAGAACAACTGGCGGCGGCCCTGCCCCGCCACATGACAGCGGAACGCATGATCCGGATAGCCACAACGGAAATCCGAAAAGTTCCGGCGCTGGGTGACTGTGACACCATGAGTTTTGTCAGCGCCATCGTTCAGTGTTCCCAGCTTGGGCTGGAGCCCGGCGGCGCACTCGGTCATGCCTATCTGCTACCGTTCGGAAACAGAAACGAAAAGTCAGGCAAAAAAAACGTTCAGTTAATTATTGGCTACCGGGGAATGATCGACCTTGCCCGCCGTTCCGGACAGATTGCAAGTCTTTCCGCGCGCGTCGTCCGCGAAGGTGACGATTTCAGCTTCGAGTTTGGTCTGGAAGAGAAGCTGGTACACCGTCCGGGTGAGAACGAAGATGCACCAGTTACTCATGTCTATGCCGTTGCCCGCCTTAAAGATGGCGGCACACAGTTTGAGGTAATGACCCGTAAACAGATAGAGCTGGTACGGGCACAGAGCAAAGCCGGTAACAACGGCCCGTGGGTTACTCACTGGGAGGAAATGGCAAAAAAAACCGCCATACGCCGCCTGTTCAAATACCTGCCTGTATCCATTGAGATCCAGCGCGCGGTATCAATGGACGAAAAGGAGACGCTGACTATCGATCCGGCTGATGCGTCTGTCATCACAGGTGAGTACAGCGTCGTCGAAAACGCTGGCGTGGAAGAGAACGTGACCGCATAACGGAGGGTGGCGGTCGCTGACCGCCTGAAATGATAATGAACAAAATCACTGCATTACCCGTAGAGCGCGATAATTACGGTTACTGGACTCACCCGCTGTACGAACAGTTTTGCGATGGTCGTGAGGTTATCTCTCCGGACGAGTTTAATGCCTGGCTGGAGGCTAACGGTTTGGAATGGAAAGTCTCATACCTGGATGACGAGGAAATAGATCCTGACGTTGACGGGTGCGACATTTCAACGTGGCAACCAGATCCGCCAGCAGGTAACGGCTGGTTTGTCGGTTCCATTCACGACACCGAAGACGGCGCGGTCTGTATCTGGTTACGCAACGTGCAGGACGGTCATTATGAGTAAGAAAATTGTCTTTGTGAACGGCAAATCAAAGTGTGGTTGTGTAATGGCATTCAGTGACGGCGGCGGCGAATACTCAGACGTTCACACAATAATCCCGTGTGCCGAACATTCCATGCCTGAATCGGCACTTACTCAGCGTGATGATATGCGACAGGTGCGCGAACAACTGGAAGAAGCAGAAAAGCAAGTGGAAGAATTAACGATGTGGATTAAGCGTCTGACCCACTCGCTTAGAAACGCCAGGCCGAACAGCAAGTTACACGGCGCCGCAATGAACTATTTGAGCCGTAAAGGGTTAATCAGTGTGGAGGATGTATTGCGATGAGCAATAACAAACTAACAGACAGGAAAATAGCTGAAATTCTGGCGCGCGCTGAAATCTGCGACGATTCAGTTTTGACTGACTACACCGATATTGCAGCGGCGATGCGAGAGCTACAGGAACGCCGCAGGCTGGACGGGATACAGCACGCTGTCTGTGAGGTGTGTGGAGTGCCGTGTAATAATCCCAATCACCCACAAATGGCTGTGGCACATGAGCACAGCGCCCAGCCAGTGCCGGTAGTGCCGGAGGAATGCCCTGCCGAGTTGCCATACGCGCAGGTTAAGGCAGCCGCTGACCTGTACGCCCTGTGCTGGCAATCGGGAGAAGTGGTTACTTATACGCCTGCCCCAGAAAAGGCGACTATCTGGCTAAATAACTACTCGGGAACTTGCGTTCAGGAATACGTGAAGCTTGAACGACTGCAAGAAGCGCTTTCTGGCTACTCTCCGGTAATTCCGCGTGTTTATCTGGCTGATATTAATACCGACCACCAGCACTGATATTTGATGTTACAGCCCGGGTGCAGCCGGGCTTTGTGGAGAAAAATAAATGTCACGAATGATCCCCTTACTCGACTGGGCCAATGAGGAGTTCGGAGCGCAAGCACCAAGTGAGCGTATCCTTAAGAAATACGCTAAAGGCAAAATGATGATACCTCCAGCTGTTAAAGTAGGTCGTTACTGGATGGTAGACCGTAATGCTCGATTTGTTGGTACGCTTGCCGAACCGAAAATTCCGGCAAACGCCAGTCCAAGATTACAACGGATTATTGCAGATGGCTGCTAGACCACGTTCTCACAAAATTTCAATTCCGAATCTATACTGCAAGCTAGATAAGCGGACGGGCAAGATTTATTGGCAATATAAACATCCTGTTTCCGGACGCTTTCACAGCTTGGGTACTGATGAAGTGGAAGCTAAAAAGGTTGCATCCGAAGCGAACACGATCATTGCAGAACAAAGAACCAGGCAGGTTCTTAGTGTTAACGACCGTCTTGCCAGAATGAAAGGCAGAAGAACGGACATTACTGTCACTGAGTGGATTGATAAGTATATTGAAATTCAGGACGAACGGTTAAAACACCGTGAACTCAGACCTAATTCTTATCGACAGAAAGCAAAACCAGTCAGGTTATTTCGCGAACATTGCGGTATGCAATATTTGAAAGATATTTCCGCATTGGATATCTCTGAGATCACGGATGCAGTTAAGGCTGAAGGCCATAATCGTATGGCGCAAGTTGTTCGCATGGTTTTGATTGATGTATTCAAAGAAGCGCAACATAACGGTCATGTCCCTCCAGGCTATAACCCTGCCCTGGCGACCAAGCAGCCGAGAAACAGAGTCACTCGTCAGCGTCTTTCTCTGGAAGAGTGGAAAACTATTTATGAAGCTGCCGAAAAGCAAGAACCATACCTCCAGTGTGGAATGTTGCTCGCGATAATAACAGGTCAGCGTTTGGGCGATATCTGTAACATGAAGTTTAAAGACATATGGGACGATATGCTCCATGTCGAACAGGAAAAAACAGGATCGCGTTTAGCCATACCATTGGACTTGAAATGTGAAGTCCTGGGTTTAACTCTTCGGGACGTTGTATCTAAATGCCGGGATGCAGTCATCAGTAAATATCTTGTGCATTTCAGACATACCACCTCACAAGCAAACCGCGGTGATCAGGTTTCAACCAGTTCTTTAACTTCAACATTCAAAAAAGCACGTGACAGAAGTGGACTGAAATGGGATAAGGGATCCCCACCCACTTTTCACGAACAGAGATCATTATCAGAACGCTTGTACAGAGAACAAGGTGTCGACACGCAAAAATTACTCGGCCATAAATCAAGAAAAATGACAGACAAATATAATGATGACAGAGGAAAAGATTGGGTGATCGTCAACACAAAAACAGGGTGA